ATTGGAGTTTGAGTTGCCATTGATGCTTTCACGCCATTCTTTAAATTTTGTCTGGTCATTATCTGTGAGTGCCAGATCATAGTTTTTCGTTGCGCTCAAAATAAAACACCACCCTTCCTTGAATTAACCAAGCAGAGTGATGAGGATAGGAATATCAATTTGTGGTGTATCTCCACGACAGGAAATTGTAATAGAACCATCTGCTTGAGCAGTTACAAACATTTCAGCGGCAACCACAGCTTCATACTGTGCATCACTAAATGCTTGTGGTAAAGTTACATAACCATTCTGATTAGCCATAATAGCAGATACAGAGACAGTTTGTTGCCCACTTACCCAAGCACTTGCCAGTAACGTAGCATTCACTGTTGTACTCGGTTCACAACTTTCAGCCCCATCAAAAGGCAATTCGTTATATCGTTTATTACCATATCCTGTTTTATGACGTGTACTACCATCCGTAAAAATTACTGTAATTTGTTCGCCATCCAGCAAAATAGGATTCTTAGCTGTCCAATTTGCAACAGTATCACGCCGCTGTTGAATTGCGGATACCTTTACGACCTTTTCAGCCATTCACTTCACCTCCGCTTTTAGAATAAAAAGGGGAAGGTTTTCACCTCCCCCAATTAGCTTTTAATTACGCATTACCGCCATCAAGAATGATAGTGTCGGTGTCATGCACCACAGTATCAGGCAGAGTGTAAACAGTAGTCTCAGTACCACCAATCTTCACATTGCCGTTAGTATCGGAGGCTTCAACCTTAGTTGCGCCCTCTGCAACACCATCCAGCTTAGTCTTATCGGTAGCAGACATAGCACCAGCAGCAGTAGTAGTAGCCTCGTCCAACTCCAGACCAGCCGCACCAACCTTCAGGCCATTGGCATTCGTACCCAGCTTAATAGCAATGACATTGGTTGCAGAAATCTCAATACCATCACCAGCGGTATACTCATCAACCAAATCCTGAACAGACAGATAGATGTGAGACTCATTGCCATCACCGCCAACAGTGTTCACAACAAAGTCAATGTACTTGTCACCCACAACAGCACCAGCGTAAGGATCATCAGCGGCGGCAACCACCTTAATATCGGCAGACTTCACCAGATAGTCCTTTGGAATGTTAATATCAGCACCAACCACAGTGCCATCCACTGTCACCTGATAAGAAGCAATATAACCAGCATTTGCAGTTGCCTTCTTCACTACATCAACAGTGCGATCCTTAACATACAGGCCATCGGCCTTCTTCTGCAAGCCGTTGTCAGCGTCAGCAGACACATTCACGCCAATAGTCTTAGCAGTTGCATCAACAGTCACAGCACCATCAGCAGCAGTATAAGTAGTGTCGGCAGTAGTAATGCGAGTGACCTCAGTGTAATCCTCATCGTCCAAAGTCTTTGCAGACAGAATCAGAACATGAGGATCAGTAGCGTCCTGCTCCAACTTGTACTGAGTATCGGTATCCTGTACCTTGCCAGCAATATAGCTGTCAATGTTCTTAATCTCGCTTGCCGTATACTCAGGCTTAGTAGCAGCCTTCGCCCACTCAGGTACATCGCCAGCCAACGCAGTAACATAGGGCAGATCATTAAACGCAGTAGTGCCATCACCCAACTTCAGCAGAGTAGCAGCCTTTGTACCAGCATCAGCATCGGCAGGAACCAGAACCACAACAGGCTCGTTCACACCATAAACAGCATTCTTGGCCTCCAGATTAGCCAGAGCATCACCACGAAGTTTATACTGAACAGTAATAGTCTTAGTAGTAGCCATAATCAATTACCTCCTAATATTCTTAAATGTTACCGTCAAGAATGATGTAATCGCCATCATCTTGCTTTAATTTGTTTACATTCAGCGAGGCGACCTCCATTGTGCCGTCTTTGCCAATAGTAACCATGTTTTCTGAATCGCTGGATTTTACTATACCAGCCGTAGTTGCATCACCAATAGGAACATTAACAGTGACACCTTCTTGGATTGTTTTATCTAATTCTGTAAATTTATCCTGAACATTTTTGAAGTTATCGTTAATCTTTCGTGCAACTTCGGAACCAGAATCAGAATTAGCCTGTGTTGTTCCTGCTCTTAACAACTCATAAACGAAATTCATTCAATCAGTCACCGCCTCCCTTTAAGCATACAGAATATAATCTGAACGTAATTCAGCGGTATTAAAAAGGAACCCTTTATAGTCCTCTGGCTGTCCTACTGGAGCAAAGCAGCTACCAGTAATAACAGGATCATCACCGCCTCCGGGCGGCTCATACGGAGGGCTGTGAACGGGATAGAATACACCCCAATAGAAACCATAGGCCATAGACATATCACATCACCGCCTTAATAAATAAAACAAATGATACAATCGCTTACAGGCTTTTTGAATTTTACTTCTTTGATTTCTGCGGTATTTGTACCACCAAGAGCAATACTTGAAAAATTGCCCAAACCATCAGTTGTGTACTCAAACCCATCCATAATAAATTCAGTATAAGCCGCTGTTTTCATAGTGATATGATATAATTTGTCAGCACGTGAACTTGGCTCCACCTTTTTAATTTCCGCTAAACAACGTTCAACAACATTCTCGTTTGCAAGGAAATTTTGATGGATCAATCCACCTTGTTTTCTTACCATTACTTCACCACCTTTTATAAATCGAGTTCTTTATGTTATTCTGTAATTATCACATAATCGACTTCGTTCAAAGTCATATTATCAAAATCACTCAAAGTAAGATCGTCCATTTCAGATAACAACCGATAACGTTTCAAGCCTGCGCTTGCCTCACAGTCTAAATACATTTCAGATTGTCCAGAAATAAACTGAATCAAAACTTCTGTCATTTCCACAAGTAGATTCAAGGAATTGTCAATCTCAATAAACTTTTGCAGTTGCCAATCTATATCTGCATTTGCACTTAGATACATTTCGGATTCCACACCATACAACATCTTTTTTAAAATATACTTTTCAATAGGTGATGCACTCATATATGAAATTGCTTGACCAGCGATTGTAAGCAAATAAAAAATATCTGTTGGCTCAACATCAAGAAACATTTCAGATTCATCTACCCCAATGTTTTTCACGCTTGCAAAATCAATATCTGCCAACAATTCTGCATCATTTATAATCTTCTCGAAACTGTATTTCAAAGTATCAAGTTCATTAACCAGTAATTGCATATCAAACTCAACATCGCCGAATGAATGAGCAATATAATAATCAAGCGGATCAACAGCAATTTCCAGAGAAGAATCGCCACCAGTGAATGATTTTTCTGTAACATCAAGTTCACTTGCAAACGAAACCATTTCTGTTTCCCCACCTGTAATTACTTGGTTCACCAAATCCATATCAACATCTACATAAAATTCATTATGAATTTTTTCTGCAACAATTTCTAAAATATTTTCCATTGTTGTGTCCAAAATCATTGAAGCATCAACCTTCAAACTCTTACGCACTTCAATATCATCTAATGTCGCATATATGTATAGCCAATCATAAATTGAAAAAGAATCTCTTTGAACTAATTGCGTGATAATAACATCAATTTCGGTGAGCCGTTTCTTTAAATAAACATCAAATGATTGCAATTATCTCACCTACTTTCTTTGAATAATTTTACGGGGTTGGAACTGCTGGCGCTGCTGGATTTGCCAAGGTCAGCTTCAAGCTACCTGTTTTAACCATAACGATTGTTGCAGTTTCAACACTTCGAGCCTGTGATAATACATTAAACATAAGCAAATTACCGTTAGTAGGCGCATCGTATAAAACAAAATGCGTCACTGTACCCCAACTTGCAGAACTCTCAGGAAAAGAAATCTCATTCTTATTAGTAATTACACCGTTTGCAGGAACATCTAAAGATGTTAATTCTACACGTGCATATCCAGCCGATGCAAGAGGTTCAGTTGCACCAGAACCATCTACATCAGGAGCGGAAGAACTTAAACCAAGATATACTTTACTTGGCAATCCCGGACTTGTTTGCGTTTTAAAAACGTTGCCCATAATACAGTTCAGAAAATATGTAGAAGTCATATCTTACTCTCAACCTCACTTTCATAATATTTTTTGGTTTATCTATTTCAAAAAACTTTCATTGATGTTATGTACAATTTGCAAGAATCCCTGATTAGGGACTTCTACTTCTCCATCAACATCTTTGATAGTGATTTGATAAATGTATTTTCCGTGTAATCCCAAAGTATCACGTGGTTCTAAATCGACCGCAGCAACATTTTTCACTTCATCATCACCAATAAGAAATGTAAGTGGCTTTGAAATTAACGGATCGCCAGTCTGATCAGAATAATCAACGACAGCAAAGTTGCCAGTACAACCATCTGCATTAAATGGGACTTTAGCCATTGTGAATAAATGCCAGTGAAAAGTATTGGACTGGCCTGAAACGAACATTACTTCTGGCATTGTGTAAATATCACGCCTCATAAATCACCCTCCACAATCCACAGGAAATTCACAAATGAAATCCAAAATGCAATTACCTGTTACACGTATTTTGTTCATGCCTTTTTTCAATGGAAACCAATTAAAATTGCAATATTGATATAAGTTAGAATAAGCATCATCAGAAGATTCAATTATGCTCAAATCATTATCAATCGAAATTGTCAAGAAATAACTTTGTGGCAATCCAGAGAATTTCAACTCCGAATTACCACAAGATTGATTAACTATTGAAATTGTATTGCTGCCATTTAGTTGAATTTTCATTTTTGGATAATAAAGTCGATTAATAGTAGCACGACTAATCAGTTGAATATTTGAAACACCACTACATGAATAATTGAAACTCTTAGGAAACATATATCCATATGGTGAATCGCAAGTTACTTTTGCTGTAAACGCCCACGGCAACCAAGATAATTGAATCGGCTGTAAGTCACTGATTACACAATGATAACGAATCATTTCTAAATCTGGCTGTTCAATCTCCAGCCAATGATATGTATTGTGTCCAGCTAACCAGTTTGCGATAGCATTCATCTCATAGCGATCCAAATGCTCATCCATGCTTAGTATCTCCGATGGATCGACACCAAAAACTAAATTAAATTCAAGTGGACTTTCAAATGATCTACCATATAAAAAAGTCCGTCCCTTGGACGGAATCACATCAGTTTGTAATTTGCCTGTACTGGCAAAGGGAGTAGCTTCATTGGTATTCCCATCAATATCAAAAATCCGTAGTCCAAATTGTTCACATGGGATTCTATTGAAAGAAAACCGCTTTGCGATAAACCCCATCTACTCACCTCACAATCATTTTTACTCTGTCTTTTTCTCTCCTTCATTCTGCTTTGCTTCATCCTGCAAAGCAATACGAATTTCATTCAGAATTGCATAACACCCCGCCAAATTGCCAGCATTTTGAATCCCCATTACAGAAATATTGTCAAGAGCCTTACATACAGCATCGACCCTATTTAAAATTTCCACTTTTTCCATTTAGTCATCCTCCTTAATTTGACATTTCAAGCGTTCAATTTCTTTAAATAACTTTTGAATCATATGAACGCACACAGGAATTATTTCGCCATATCTAATTCCATAATAAGTTTGCAATTCGCTATTTTCATCTTCACGTTCAAATGTTTCTAATAAGGCAAGTTCATCTTCTGACAAACCACATTCATTCCGCACAGCTTCAACGTCTTGAGCAATAAACCCAATATGCCGCTTTTTATCTTCTTGCTTATTCAAAAGAAATGATGCAGGATTAAGTTTCAAGAAAAAATCTTCATATCTGTCGATATTGTATAGAATATTGTTCTTAAATCTTCTATCAGAATCTACAGTGATTTCACGATTTGCATGAATACTACTACCAGCACAATAAAACTGCGCACTACCACCTGACATTAATGCTCCCGCATTACTCACAAAAACATAATAATCAGCATATGGGCCAGCAGAGCCATACATTTTTGCTCCATTGGTGACACGAATTCCATCACTACCTTGAGCGCAACAAAAACCGCCAGTTCTTGTTCCTAATGTAACAATATCAGCATCAATCGTGCCAGACCTAATATAATTCGCATTAATATAAAGTCTACCGCCATAAGAATCACTAAAAATCCCGAATCGTGTTCCGCCACTTGTTAAAACATTAAAAACATTCAAATCATTACATCTATTATCCCAAGCAAAATTATAAACATCATTGGCGTAACGATATGCGGCATCCGCATCATCAAGAGCATCATAAGCAAGATTGTATGCACCATTAGCACGTGTATACGCATCTCCAGCATATCTCCAAGCATCATCAGCATAGTTGTAGGCTCCGTTTGCACGTTGATATGCCTGACTCATAGTAGGATTGATTTCATCAACTGTCGCCCAATTTATTGAACTTCCTGCTCCCATTGTGATATTACCATTAATAGTAACAGCACCATTATCTGTCACTTGGAACGTAACAGCGTTTGTTGACTTGTTTCTAATGGTAATACCATACAGATCAAGATAGTCAGAATCAATCTTAGAAGAACTGGTTGCCAAGTTATTACTGCCAGATGTATTTGTCAGAATATTTCTGCCACCAATATACAGTGAAGAAGCATCAACACGGCCTTTAATATCTGCACTTTTCGCTCTCATGTTTCCGTTTGCATCAACATAGAAATTTGGATTAGTAGCAGTACCACCGATACTCAAATTGCCCTGCGAATCAACACGAAATGCAGTAGGGCCACCAACCTCAAGTGAACCTCTAAAAATACCAGCAACAGCGTCAATCGTACCTTTTAAGTACACGTCACCATACATATCAATCCAGAAATTTGCATTAGGTGTATCATTAGATGCTAAGTTTGCAATTCTTGTTACGCTACGATTATTTGCTGTCCTGACACCTGTTGGCTGGCCTTTAGAGTTATAGTAAAACATAGTGTTCTTATCGCCACCACCAACAATACCAAATACGGCTCCTAAATCAATTCTGCCGCCAGTGCTACCATAAAGATTAAATGAAGCATTATGCAGCGAAGCACCTTCTCCATCCATCTTGAAAACGGCAACACCACCATCAGTCTTTTCACTTTCAATAATCAGATTGTTACCAGCAAGAATAGTTCCTACCAGAGCAGGAGTTACAATGCCATATAACGATCCCAAGTTCTTATCAACAAATTCACCGATACCGATAGTTGCAGAGTTCCATCCATCGTTTGTAAACATCAAAGCATTATGGGCCATCCAGATTTGCTTTGGACTATAGCCACCACTGGCCTCATCATATTTTCGACAGCGTAACCCAGCTTGATCAATAGTGATTTCGTTATGTGTACCAGACAGAATCATATTCTTCATGGTATCAAGAGCAGAATCCATAAATTTCTTGATATTGGTATTAGCACCGCTATTAACGAAATTGCTGTAGTTGAATTGGTTAAAATCCAAAGTCTTACTTATAGACACAGATTCATCTAAATTATCTAAAAAGCTGAATTTTCCATTCTTAATTTGAAAATCACTTGCAAACTCTAATTCAAGTTTTGATAAATCATCAAATTCAACTGATACGCCAGTTACAATAGGTTCAATTACACCCATATTCAGATGCAAATAAATTCTTTCACCTAATGTAAATTCTTTTGCAAATGAAACAAAGTCATCTATTGCAAAGAAATTTGAACTATCGACTGTAAAGTGATATACAGGATATGCTTTCTTATCAAGAACATCTTTTCCATATTCAAACAAATCCCATGCAATCGACATTCTTTGATATTCACTTGTTTCATAGGTCATATATGCCGTTGTAGCAGATGTGTTAATCCGAATAGATGTATCACCATAAGACACGTTCGTATATAATCTACCAGTCAACGATAATGTTCCACTTGGAAATGTATTACCATTAATTGATCCTTGGTTTAAATACAATGACATTATAAAAGTGTTATCACGATTGACTTGTAATGTACCACTCACAACATCTGCATTCAATTTAAGTTGAGAATCATTGACATTAATAAAACCACCACGAATAGTATAAAATGTAATATCACTTGTATACGTTGCCATTCTGACAGCCGTACAATTAGCAATATTAAAAACAGACGATAATCCACGAGTTACACTTGATTCAGATGAATAACTATCTACTTCACTCGCCACAAAAGAACTGTCAGTTAAACTACCACACTTAAAGTAACGGTCTAAAATTTTCAATTCATTATCTGTGAAAAATGATGAAAATGCCGTTTCCTTATTTATCTGTTTTAACTGGCTTGTATAGTTGCTGATTTGATTTTGAATTGTAGTAAGCAAACTATTTTGAGAATTAATCTCACTTTCTTTAAACTTTATTTGCGAATTGACAGTATTCAATTTTGATTGCAAAGAACTATCCATTGCAACAGCTTGAAGTAATGCGGCCTTTTGTGATTCAAGTCCTGTTAATTCGCCTTGCATATCTGTCAAAACAGCACTCTCAGTAGCATAACGTGAAATTTGCATATTTTGAGCAATGACTATGGAATAATACAAAGTCTGATAACTTTCAAATGTTATCTTCCAACGATTCCACTTTTGAATAATATCTGCTGAAAAGTATTCCTCAGTCATATACGAATCCAAATTATAAATCCGATTTTCTCCCATTGGATTCACGCTACGAATATCAACACCATCTGCACCATTTACGTCTAATACTGTAAACAGATCATCAATATCTTCTTCCACTACAATTTCTTTTGCGAGGTTGCTTGTCGAAATATAAACTGGCTTTGTTGGAACAGTATTATATTTATTGCGCACATTAATCTTTCGATTATAAGTATCAAAATCAAAAACGCATTCATATGTCTTTTCCAATTCAGATTTCATGAAATCATAAATAGACAAGCCATCAACACTAAATGTTCGATATTTACCAATTAAACTTGAAGAAACTGTACCAAGACTCCAAGAAGGCATTTCCGACAAAATAATACCTAAAATAGTGCTATCTGGCGCAAACGGATTCCAAAAGTTATATGTTCCTTCTTCCAGCGAAATACTCTTATTTGTAAATTCATATTCCAAAGAATAGCCAGAACAACTTTTGCTTGACTTTACTCCGTTATCATTTTCTGCTGGATTATGTAATATAAATTGTCCAAACCCTTCTACATCAATAATCCTCATGCCAGTCAGAAGATCATATTCGCTCAGTTTTTTCCCATTAACGTGTGATGGATATGTAAAAGAAATTTCTGAAAAGTCCCTATATCTAATTATCGCTTCTGGTTTTATAATATGTCCTAATACACCTATCGCTTTCCCATCAAAATTCCGTATAATAAAATTAGGGCGTTTACGAAAATTCAATTTTGAAAAATTAATGACCAAACAATGACCTCCTTTCTATGAATATAGAGATAGCAGAGAGCAAATTGCCCTCTGCTATAACAAATGTGGTTAATATCTCAAACTTCTTTTCCCACGCATAGTAAATACACTATCAAGTTCTTTAATGGTATAATTACTGATCTTTTTTGTCAGGCTCTTGATTTCAGCATCATCCAGCTTTTGCAAAACTTGCATTGGGAACGTCAAGTTAAATTCATTCGACATACCACTATTCTCAACGACTGTCTGTGTTTGCTGGGCATCCTGCTTAATCTGTTCCTGCATCCTGCTCCCCATAAGGTCAGTATCAGAAATAGAATTAATCACTTTGCCATATTTGCCTAACATAGTTTCTGCAAAGTCTAATGCTTGATAAATAGGTTTCTGCTGTTCCTTGGTAAATACGGCTTCGCCCTTTTTCAGCTTCGCAAAAAGTTCATCCTGCTCCAGTGTAGGATCATCGCCAACAATACCGCCAGTATGATAAGTGTATTTCTTATACTTCTCATACAGCAATGAACCATCAGATGTATACCATGTACCATTATCACGATAAGCGTTGATACCATATCGGGCCAGACTTTGCCCAAGCTGGAGGTTTTCTGCATCCAGCCGCTTTCGTTCGCTTTCACTTGCATTACCCCATGCTCGGCTATTTGCATACATCTTTTTAATGATATTATGCACATTTTCAGTTTCTTGCCCACCACTGGTATCATAATTACCAGAGTTACCGATCACATTCGGAGTAGTAGATGTTCCAGTCAACCCACCGCCAATGATTGTGCTGCTACTTGAAGAACTGGAACTGGCCTCCAATGCCGCAAGTTGCTGTTGCGTTTGCAGAACAGCATTAAGATAACTACCATACTTTTCAACAGCAATACACGCCGCATCCCAAGCCGCAGTAATCTCATTATTTGTGACAGTGCCGTACTCATAGTTCCAATCAAGAAGCTGCTGATAAAGAGTGTCCCATTGCGTCTGAATTCGCTCGATAGCAAGTTGATACAACTTTTCTTCAGAAGAAATACTATTTTCAAGGACTTCAATTTCTTTCTTCTTCTCTTTTTCGTAGGCATCAAACATATCATCAAGCATATCGCTGGTTGCATCATATGCGTGATCGGCCTGATCATCAGCCAAGTCATTTGACAAATCAGCAATTTCCTCTTTCAACTTTGCCTGTTTTGCCGCAGATTCACGACTATCATCTAACTCCAGTAAAGCAAGCTGCTGTTGAAGTTTTGCCAGTTCCTTTGTCTTTTCAGCAACATTCTTAGTGTAATTGTCCTTTTCACGCTCAAGTTCGAGTGACTTTTTCTGCAAGTCAACAATATCTTTCATCTTGTCAACTTGATTCTCCAAAGCCTCAATCTGATTCTTGACTTCCTGTTTAATCATTTCCATGACATATTTCAGCAAGTCATCCAGATAATCGCCTTGCTCCTTCAGGGCTTTCTTTGCAGACTCGTTAGCCTCTTTTACAGAGCCTTCTACCTTACCAATACTGGAGATAGCAATACCAGACAGCGCACGAAGGTTGTTAATGTTCTGCAATGCTCCAGCGTACATCGTATCATTCAGATCACCAGATACATTCAGTAGCCTTAACTGCGCATACACTAAATCCCATGTAGCTGTTGTGGTCTGCTCAGTTGCCAATGTCAAGTTCATCAATTCAGTGATTTCGTTGCGCTCAATCGCACTACGAATCTGTTGCACATAACTTAACGCAGTTTCAACCGCCATTTGTTCAGTACGTGCCGCAATCACCTTTTGCAGACTTTCTTCATTGATAACTAATTGTCCATTTTCATCTTTCAAATAGGCAAGGTACTGGACACCCCAAGAACAAATCTCTTGTAAAGTATCAATGGTAATAAAGCCACTATCAGCATACTCTTGAGCAGCGTCCTTCAATGTATCATACAGGCCAGTAATTTCATCAACTGCATCATTGACATTATCTACTACTTGTTGCCATGCGTTAGCAGAAGTCTCGGCAATTTTATCATAGTAGTCCCACCACAAATCTGACAGTTTACTAACTTCATCACTGGTATCAGAATATCCAAGAGAACGATAATACTCCGCTTGTTGATGTATCTCATCCTGCATCGCTTTATAATGACTAATAATATCAGACGTATATCTTGTGATCCCACTAAAGTCCTTATTTGTAATTGCCTTGTCGAGCCAATTTTCATTTAAGGTAATAGCGTTTTCGTGTTCTTTAACAGATTTCTCATATGTTTCAATGATTAAATCTTGAATACTATCCTGATATTCCCACCATTGTTTTTGCAATTCTTGAATATAATCAGAATTTTCATCAAGCCCTAATGCACGATATTCCTCTGCTTGTTGATGTACTGCATCCTGCATTGCTTTATAGATTTTAATAATTTCATTGGAGTTTACGCCTTTATGTTCCATAATGAAAATAGTATGTTCATAATCTCCAATAAGATCATCCATAACCTCTTTCATTTTCTTTAATGTATCTTCTAAAGCATCTTCAAGATTTTCAGTTTCTTTTACCGCATCTTTCAGTTCTTTCGTTGTAGTAGAAGAATTATTACCAGAGAAAACAGACTTATAAGTTCCGCCCTTTGGCTTGATTGTTCCACTTGCACCGCCATTATAGCCACCAGAATAAGCAGGAATCGAACCACTAAGATATTTGCCACTCTTTAAAATATCTTTCGTTTCCTCTGCTGTATATACAGTATCGCCTTGATTTAAATGAACAATTTCAGGGCCATTTGTACCAGCTAAATAAGCCTGATCACCAGACTTAATAAGTTCAGCACCTTCTTCGCCAGTTAATGCAGCACCATCAGGAGCATTTTTAGTTCCTTTGGCAAAGCCAAGCATACTAAGCAAACTATTTTTTCTCTTAACATCAACAGAAACAGTAACCGTTTTACCAGTTAAACCATTGATTGTAGTCTGCAAATCATGTACTTTACTTTCTGCTGTTTCCGCAGAAGTACCAATAGCCTCCAACTGACTTTGTGCATTATCGGTTGATGAAGCGTCAACATCATCTATTGATTCACCAAGACTATTAACTTTACTTTCAACAGTCGCAAAATCTAAAGTATCAATAAATTGCAATACACTTTGCAAATCCTGAACTTCACCTTTAGCATTCGTTAATGTAATGCCATCAGCTTCATCCAATTTTGTAATTAATCCTTGAGCATCCTCTTTGGTAAAACTTAATTGCTCCATCAAAATAGACAGACTTTCAGTATTCACCTTAACTTCAATACCATCATCTGTAGCCAACCCCAAGTTTGTTAAGCTGTTAGTTAAAGTATCTACATCGGAGGATGCAGATAAAAACGTAACTCCCTCAACACCTTGTAATGTTTGCAACAGATCATAAATATCTTTATTGGTATAACCCAAAGAGATTAACTGATCCGTTAAAGCATCAATATTAATTGCAGTTCCTTCCAATGAATCAGAAGAAAGCCCAATTTTTTCAATAGCATCAAGAACTTCCTCGACATTATAAAAATCAATATCGCCCCACATTGATAATGCTTTTAAACATGACAATGCTGCTTCTTCTGTAATGCCTAATTTTTGAGCAATTTCGTCTATTGACGTTGCATCAATATCAAATGTAAACGAACCATCTGTAAATTTTTCGATTGTAGCGAGAATGTTACCATCTTCATCAAGAACTTTGCCATTTTCTGCAATTTCATATAGTCTTTCTAAGAATCCTGCTCCAGCAGAATCAGCATCTTCAAAAATGCTAACATTCTTTTGCATTGCAGCATAAATCTCATTAAGACCATCTGACCAACCCCATGTCTGAAGTTGTTCTGCTCCAAATAAAAATTCAGCCGCCGCCCAAAATGCGTTGCTATTAGTAGTCCCTGCTTCAAATTGTTCATTCAAAGCCTTAAACGCCTCAGCATAAGATTTAAATTCCTCATCCTTTTCAGGAACACTCATAGCAGCATCGTAACGAGATTTGGCTTCTGTTACTTGGTCAAAGTCTCTAACCATACCTTCTAAGGCTTGGTTAAGCAACAACGCACTTTCAGTAATTAATGCAAATCCATCTTCGCCATCAGCGACAGTTTGAAGTACCTTGGCAAGAAATTCTGCGCTCATTCCATCCTGATCCAGAATAGACTTTAACGCTGAACTATCTTCTGCAAGGTCTTTAATATTTTGCCCTGTAATTCCATCAAGAGTATTTGCCATCTGAATTAAAGATGCTTTTGTATCGGCAAAGTCCTCAGAATCCCACATTCCTTTTAAAGAATCACGGATATTTTTAGCTTGAATGGCAATTTGATTGCCAGTATGCTCAAAATAGTACATAAATGCTTCGACAGAAATACCGGCTTCTTCAGCCGCCTCTTTGATAGCATCATACATTTCATTAACAGCACCAGCTTCTCCAGTAAAGTGCATGGCCTCTCCAGTATGAATTGCCGCATCACCAATATCAGCAAGCAGATTTTTAATAATCTGCCCATCCATCTCTAACCCTTCTGTATCGAGCCGCAACAAACTTTCATTTGTCCAGCCTTCTCCAGCTTTATCAATCAACCCCCAAATGTATTCATCAACAGTATGAGAATCTAAAAGCACAGGGCCATTTTCTGTTTGTAAAATTGGCGAGAACGCAATCTCTACACCATCATATTCCGAAGATGAACCAAATACTGTAGAAATAGAACCTCGCATCTCATCAACAGTTGCGCCCCAAGATTCAATCGCATCTTTATAAGTAGCAAGGTTTTCGTCTGTCCATTCAAGAATTTGTCGATTATTGGTATCAATATTGCCATATACAGTATTAGACAGATCAATACCCAATAATCCTGCTTCATTAAGAACACTTTGGTAATTTGAGAATAATTCCTCATATTCTTTAAGTTTATCTTTAGAAACAATATTTTCAATATTTGCAGCTTCAATCGCTGTCTTTAATTCATCTAATCCCTCAACACGAGAATTAATAATCAGGTCATACACAAGATTAATCTGTTCATCAGAAAGAGATTCTAAATATTCTCTAACTGTATTAACCTCATCTATCGCAACATTCATATCGGATGCAAAATCCTGAATGCCACCAAAAATATTTTTGAAATCCATATTCTTGAAATCCAGTTTAAAATCTGGCATTTCTACAAGAGATTTTACAATCTCAGTTTTCTTTCTTGTGATTTCATCAATAACACGCTCTTGTGAGCCAAGATTATCTAACCATTTTTTATAAGTGTCATTTTCAGAAAGAATAGAATCTACATAATTTTCAACAGAACCAACACGATCATCAAACCTTATATCACTTTCCATATTGTCAATGATCGCTTGTCTAAATCCCTCAAATTCTTCTTGTGTTTTTGGATCAGAAATGGCACGTTGAGCCAATACTAAATCAGAAGCAATTCCCCTGTTAGCTGCTTCAATAGCGGCAATAGCTGGTTTTAACTCATCGGCATATTCGTTATATAACGATGCAAGTTCTTCTGCAACTGGATTATCAACACCAAATTTTTCGATAACATCATTCATGGCATTTTCAAGATATTCATAATCTGCCATTAGATCATCAAATGATGCTTTTGCAGTATCGCCACCAGTTAAATACACGCTTGGCAAAAAGATAGAACCGCCTTTTGTGCCAGTATTATCAATTCCCTCATAACTAAGAGAATCTAATAATTCTAACGCATCTTTAACCGCTTTTACTTCATCTTCTTTATTGCCAATAACACTAATATATTTTGCATTACCACCAAACCAACCTGTCTTTAAATCTTCAACAACTTGATCCTTTGCCGCATTTGCTCCTGCAACAGCAGTATTAACGTCTGTTCTAATAGATTCTCTTGCCGCCTCAATGATAGCTGTCTTATAATCGCCATATTTTGTAATCAATTCATCAATCTTATCTTCTTCCAAACTTAATGCTTCGATAAGATCATCTCTTGCAGCAGTAGCATCTTCAACAGACGCAATACCAGCATCAACAGCATCATTCAATTCTAAGTATTTAACGGCTAAATCTTTTACCTTCACAGCATTTTCGGCTGCTTCGTTACCAGATTCAATTAATTCTCGCCTTGCTTCTTCTTGTTTCCTTTTCCAATTAGTATACAGTGCAACAGCAATGCCAATTACGGCAACCACACCCATAATACCAGCGGTTGCAATACTGGCAGCAGAACCAGTTCCAATCAATGCACTTGCTGCATTTTTTAACGTGGCGATAAAACCACCACCAGCTTCTTTGCCTAAAACCCATGCAGCTTTCAGATTTCCAAACATAGAAATCAACTTAGGCAATAATCCAAAGCCAGTGCTTAATGCGGACCAAAGATTCTGAACAAGTACAACTGTTTTGCTAAAATTAAGTAAAGCAATAACATCCACAAGAATTAACAAAGTATTGCCTAAACCACCACACGCTTCAATAATGCTATCTAATAATTCAAGCAAACTTGTTCCTGCATCAATAAATGCTCCAATAGATTCACGTGGGAAAATATCTTGCATGATTCCAACAGCAGTTTCCCTAAGAGCATTAAGTTTGTATGTCAAAGACTCTGTAATGATTTCCATTTCGGCATTAGCATTACCAGCACTTTTTGACATATTATCCATTGCTTTCTCCGCAGCACTAAAATTTTGAAGAATAGCTTGACCAATACTGGCTCTCATTTTGCCAAACAGCTTTTCCATTAACTGTTGCTGCTCTTTAGCACCCAACTCATCATAAATTTCAGAAATTTCTTTCAAATACTGATAGACACTTTTGTACTCTGTTTGTGTCTCATCAGTAAACAAGGAAACGCCCATAGGACGAGAAACTGTCTTAGTTAGATCAATTACTTCGCCTGAAATATTAGCTAAATCATCTGAAAGTTGCTGAGTTTCTTCATCGTAACCTCTAATACGCATTGCGATTGTACGCAAAGCATTACCGACTTTTGAAGCATCTTGAGAAATTTCTTGTGCCGCCGTAAACAAAGCAATGTTCTCATCTAAAGTAGAATTCATTGCCGCCATTGCAGCAGCAGAGTTTTGTAAGCCAGCAATAATTTCTTGATTGGACGTAGCAGCAGTATTACCAACAATATTTATTTTAGACATAACTCCATCGAGAACATCTTCAACCTCAATACCATAGGCTTTAATAACACTTACCAGTCCAGTTGTAGACTGATTCATGTCAACGCCCGGAGAGATTGCCGAAAACTGAGCAGCTAATTTAGCCATCATTTCGGAACTCTTTTTATCAGAGAATCCTAATCGGCTCCAATCCGCAGCAGATTGAATAATATCCTTTGTCGTTACACCAAGTTCTTTTGCCGCCTTATTTGCTTCTGAATAAAATGCAACCAAATCTGCACCAGACATAGTAGTAGTCTTTTGTAAGTCTACAAGTGCATCATCCAATTCAATAATTGTACTGACACCTTCACGGATCGCAGATATAATTCTACGGATTACTACTACACCACTTGTCAATCCAAGTAATTGTAATCCAACATTCTTAATAGATTGAGCAAATGTGTTTGTAGTGAGGCCAGCAGCTTTTGCCTCGGATTGAATCTTAGCAAATGCTGTACTTACCGATGTAAGTTTTGAAGCATCTGTATTGTTCTTTAACGTGTTTTGTAGCTTTTTAAGTTCTTCTCTATATTTTTCAGCAGCTTTTGCATTTTGATTCATCCACAACTCAATCTTATTTGAGAGTGTAGCAGATTTATTTAATGTATTCTGCGCTTGGGCAGCTTCTTTTGTTGCCGTAGCCTGATCCCGTGTCGCAACTGTAACAATCAAAAGATTATTTTTAACACGAGCAAGAACTTCTTCATATTGCTGATAACTACTTACCAATACACTATTATCTGTACTGGTTTTCATTGTTTGCTGTAAAGAATTAAGCGTTTGAATATCTGCTTGAATCTGCGACAGCTTTTCATGTCCAGTAGAACCAAGTTGATTAAATTGAGATGTTACACTGGTAATAGATGCTTCGATCTTATTCGTAGCCAAAGCATTCTGAACTTGCTGTAAACTTCTTGATAAATCATCAACAGTCCTCTTACTTTCTGAATTCGCAGTAGAATGTCCTTTTATTGCTTCTGTAACAATAGTTAAATTGTTTTTTACACGAGCAAGAACCTGTTCGTATTGCTGATATGCTGATACTAAATCAGAATTATTTTGTGCGGTAGACATGGTATGTTGCAAAGAATTTAAAGTTTGTAAATCTGCTTGAATCGCCGCCAAGCGTTCATGTCCTGTACTTCCTAATGATTCAAATTTAGCGTTAAGACTTGAAATTGCAGCTTCAATTTTATTGCTTGCAATAGCATTTTGAACCTGTTCTAATTTCTTTGAAAAATCTCCAACAGCTTTTGAATTGTTTTGAAATGATTGAACAAAGGTCTTAGATGTATTAACTACCTTACCAGTCTCAGAATCATACTGGCGAATAATAGTAACAACACGCTGCAATTCATCTGTTCCAGATATTTTTAACTGAATATTACCATTCTGAGACATGGTAGTTGTAATTTTATTGATCTGGAGGCTCATTCGTTGTAAGTCTTGCGTTACAGTAGAAATTGAACCTTTACTAAATCCTGCTCCTTGAAGCATTCGACTAAGATTACCAATACCACCATTCACAAGATCAATCACATTTAATGTACTATTGAACTCCTGATTAATCTGGTTTGTTGCATTCCTAATTTGAGCCGCAGCATTACCAAAATTAATGTTATCAATCTTTGCACTTAAAGTAATTTCCTTTTTGCTAATGCGTTTTAATACGGTATCTAAATCTTGGCTCATTTGTTGAGTAGTTTGCGCTATATCTAAACCCAATACAATCTGACCATCTACATCAGGCATTTCATTCACCTCCATTACAAAAAATTGTCGCCTCCTTCTTAAAGAAAGAGGCGATTTTATTCTTCCCAATAATATATATCAGGTCTTTTTATCAATTTAATCTTTACTGGCAATTTGGTTTTGCTATTAAAATCAGTGATTCCATGTTCAACAAAATGTTCTGCTTTGCGATAAACCCATCGCTCTTTATGAGCAAACCCATTAAAGTGCCAATCTTTTTGCACAACAAATCCATCATTAATGAGCCAAAACACATTTGCGTACTTGTGGTTTGATTCATTAAAAATTGACGGACGCTTTGAATTCTGAATTTTCAGCGTAATTGTCAAAGTGTTTCCATCGACTTGAATATCTGCTAAATCAGAAGTTGAAATGCAATTCCCCATTGTTTCACGGTTAATTTGTTCTTGAATACAATCTCTTAATAAATTAGCTGCATTCACCAACTCTTGTGATAATGTTAATCCAGATGGAGCTTTTACTTTAGTAATATCAAGATTTTTTATAATCTTGTCTAATGACATGATTATTTCCTATCTAAGAGCGGAATTACATTATCACCTGTTTCGCCTTCAGAAACGCCCATTGCATTTGCAAGCTGTGTTAATGTTTCCATTAAATTTGTATTTGTTGTTGCATTTGCAACAACATCAAGCAATGGCCTTAAAATTGCCAAAGAGTTAGATGCTTTTCTTGCATTAATATCCTTAACATAGGCCAACTTATCCGCTACCATCTGACGCAACTCAGCAATCAAAGCCTGATACTTTACATCTGTAGCATTTTTCACAAGATTGATTGCTTTACAAAGTTCATATGTCTTTTCAATATTAATGATCGTAGTCTTTTCGCCAGTTTCATTACCAGCTTCATCTACGATAGGAATTACATCTTCAATGGGCGGTACATTAGTTGTCATCTGGAGCAATGTAATCATAAACAGCGGATCGAGATACTGTGGCATAAAATCACCTTCAACATCAAAACAAGGAATTACAACACGATCCACAAACATACCCTTTTCAGGAATTGTTAAAGACGTTTTGAGAACAATTTCCATAATGACTTTACTATCATCCTGTGGATCAGTCATTTTTAATACTGTATCAGTAGAATTACGCTTATAAACATCCATCAGCGCATTAATAGACTTCTTTGTAATTTTTCCCATATCAATTCTCCTTTAATTTCGATTTAAATTTGCAACAAGTAAAATTCTGAATTTCGTTCTGAATCTTTCCATCTTTTGCTCTTTGCAAAATACTACAATTTCGTTTGTATCTATTACAACCGATGCAATTAGATTCAAATTTTTCTAATTGAGATATATCCTTAAATATACCTATGTAGTCAACTGGTGTAATTTGTATTTCTACTCTTGGGTTTTCTGTGTCATAATAAATACCATTTACACGTTCACAAACAACATTATCATCAACCCAAATCTTTCCACTATCTGTAATAGCATCGAGCATACATTTAAAATAGTTATTGCAATCCATATCAACCCGTGGGAAATAGAAAATACAATCTACATAAAAGTGTTGTGTTTTATTCGGAGTTAAATTCCATCCTTGTTCTTTTACTTGTTTGGCAACATACCTTGCAAACCTCGCTTGATACCGTGTAGCTTCTGGTGTTTTATAACTCATAGCTAATGGTTTACCATTTCGCATAATTGCACGATATGCTAAATAATGATTTACAGATGGTGGAATTTCCGATACCAAATTTAAAGTCATCTTATTCCTCCATAAGATTAAAAATGGGAGGACATAAGCCCTCCCACTTTTCATTAATCTGTTTTCTTTTTAGGTCTACCACGAGTACGCTTCTGCTCTGGATTACCGACATTCACTTTCTTGTCATCCGTAGACACTGTTGTGTCCGGGGCATCAGAGGGCTTTTGTCGTGCAGCCTGAACACGGCGCAAATATTCAGCACCACATTCAGGGCCGCAAGCAATTTCACGATAATTGAATGCACCAAGCGCACCACTTGTTTTATTACAAGGGGTAAACATCTTTCCGCATACACGACATGGAATGGAACGTGTCGCCATATTCAATCACCTCAATTAAGCAAAAGTGGCATTCTTAAAGTTCAATGTGACAACTTCCTTACCATCAACATCAATAGTGAAAGTGGTATTCTTATCAGAAACACGGAAAAGAATATCAGGATCAAAAGCCATATTCTCTTTTCCTGCTTTCGCTACGCCGTTAGTTTTCAAAGTCATCTTAGTACCTGTCTGTGTAAGATGCAGCGGGAAATAATGTCCAGACTGTTCATTTACATCAGAAGAATTGAATTCAGTAAATCCACTTACATTTTTAAGTGTACCTGTTACAGTACCGTCAGCATACACCTTTACATCTGTTCCAATTAAATCAGAAACCGACTTGCCCAATAGAGTCTGACCTTGGGCGGGAATGGTTAGGCGGTCAGACCCAATTAAGGGTTTTCAACCGCCCCAGCATCCTCGGCATCAGCAGCATCCGCACCAAAGACTGTCAAATCCCAAAACTTAGTGCCACCAGTGGTACAGGCAGAAGCCAAACTGGTTGCCTCAAAACCATGAGTGGTCTGACTATCGCCCATTGCCAGATCGAACGCACCAGTAAAGTCAGCATAAGGAATGTAGAACTGAACATGATAAATGTTGTGGCACTTATCTTCAGCCAGCGCATCTACATACATCTCGACAGTCTCAGAATAGTTATCAGAAATGTTGCTGATAACATCACCCTCAACATTACGAGTGTAATACACAACAATAGCAGTACCGTCAGCAATCTCGCCCTCGGCAAAAGTCAGTTCCTTAGTAGCAGGATCATAAGCAAACTTGCCATCAGCAGCAGTAGCATCCTGAGTCAACCGCTTATTGATAGTGCCATCAGAGTTCTTCACGATAACTTCCTGAATCTCGTTACCAGCAGTACCGACAGCCTTATAATTTGTAGTGGCCTTATTGGTATTAACAACCAGATAATCAGGAATCTTTACAGGGGTAGAATCCCGATGCTCACCGACAGAACCAACCTCAACCTCGACCAGACCCATAGAAACCATGCCGTTAGTACCAGACACAGTAACAGACTTATTCCGCTTCAACTGTCCAATAGTACGACCACCCTTACCAGTCAGAGCGGTATTGTCCTGACTATTGGCAATAGTAGCGTTCTGCAACTCATCCAAAGTAAACCGATGTGCGCCGCCATTGATACCAAATGCCATGATAGTCTCAAGACTTGTGATAGACAGATCATTAACAACAACGTTAGACATATTGAATCCTCCTTTATTATTTCAAAATAAATCACCAGAACTTTTCATTCTGGTGACAGCCAATTAATCTTCTCAAGATTAATTTTTGTAGTATCGACAGTTCCAAAATAGACACCGTTCATTGTTTGTTCCCAATGTTTCTTTTTCTGAATCTGTCGCCAACTCGCATTTAGCTTATATACACTAAGTTCCATAACAGTTTCATAGTTGTATGGAAATTCCTCCGTATTAACAAGAGAAATAATCATACTTTCCAAAAATGACTTGTAAGGTTTCTTAGCGAGTCGTTTTTTCTTTTTGCGATTACGTTCAATTAAGTATCTTTTAGCCTCTGCATTACCAGCACGACCAATGGGAGCCTCCCAAAAATGAATCTTGCGAATCGCATTACAAATTTCCAAAGCAATCATTTGGTCGATTACAATATCATTATCTTTGCTCCAAAGAACCTTTTCACCATTTTGAGGATTAACAGCTTCTTGAAAGCCCTTTAAATTCAAATCTCCAAATAATATAGATGTATCATCTTCGTTTACTGCAATGGACTCCATCATCAAAATGAACAACTGGTAATCTGTAATTGTTTCATAGTCAATCCCAATATCATCAAGTTCGACCATTAAATCAAATGGCGTGGCTACAAGAGTTTGAACAATGCTATAATACTTCTGATCGCCAAAATCAAAAATCTCATCTACGGTTGGAACATGAACCGAAATTTTATCATTTACCTTGTAATTTCTAACTTTAAGTAAATTTGGTTTCTGGATCATGTTTCGGCACCAGCCCTCGGATCGCCATTGATAGTAGGACGATTGAATTCAGAAACAGAGTATTCTAACGAAATTCCATGAAATTTAGGAGCAGGACTAATATCATTTATTTCGACCAATCGCATCCTACCAACACCAAACTCCATTGTTCCGTTAAACATTTCTTCAATTCGCTCTGCAATTAAATCATATCGCAACCCATCACTTGTACGAATATTATCTTGATGAACAAACACATAAAAGACAATCGACATTTTCTTAAACGTCTTATTCATTACATCAGGCACATAAATACGATGACAAATAAAAGTACCCGTATCCTTTACGGCCTCTGGCGTATAGGCATACGGGTAAATTCGTTTATACATCAAATCTCGATCTGGAATTGGTGAATTTGGCTTATCATTAATCAAATCAACAATTTTCTGATCGCTGCAAAGTTTTTGGTTAATCTTACTGCGAAACTCTTTCAATTCATGTAATAAAGCCATTCAATCACCTCAAATCCACATATCAGGTTTTTCTTTCAGTTCTGCACCTGTTCCCACAGGATCAAAAGTATAATCAGCAATCATCAATTCTTTGTTATCACGCTTTGGATCATACTGATCCTCTGCAACAGTCAAATGGATATACCCTCTTTCTCCAGCATCCGAATAGCTAATTGTATCTGCTTGCTTCACTTCAAACGCTGTTGGTCTTTCTATATTCCTATCCAACAAGAAGCGAAAACCACCATCAATTAAGCGAGTATGCTCATCAAATGTGATATACACAATCATTTGCGATGTGCCGATAGTCATATGTAATTTCTCATCATATCTATCTGTTTCACCGCTACCGTACTGCGTTGAGTTGATAACACTAATCGGATACTCCACAATTTCTTTAGTCAATGGCGAAAAGAATTTTACCTTATAATTGCAGAACGACAAAGTTCCTTCCCATTGAATGCCATGTAAGTTATTGGCATTCACACACAACCAGTATCCATGTTTAGGCCAAGGAATCACATCACCCATATAAATAGGCTCATGAATTAATGTCTGAATATTTGCCTGTGCTGGCGAAGTAGAACGATACCGCTGCGTATAGATACGGGGATGAATAATTCGTTCTGAATTCCATACGGTTACACCATCAGGAATATAGGAAGGATCATCTGCAAAAGTTTGTCGAACTAAATGCAAAGCATTTTCAATCTGCTCATTTCGCATTGTATTTCCTCCAGCATTCATTCTACGAAGAAAATTTTGATAACCTCCCACAAACAATCACCTCCTAATCTTCTCGTTTAATCCAGCGATACCGTGATAATAAAGTCTCATTGTCTTTTCTATATTTCTCACGTACTTCCATTACTTTACCTAAATGGTTTGCTGGTGAAAACGCATTGAAATCTTTACTTGAAAGTGTTTGCTTGAGCATAAGTGGAACACGAATATAATTGCTATCCAGATAATTGATTACCATATAATTCGATAAAATTTCAATTTCTGTATCTGTCAACTTGCACTTAAACTTGACCTTGTTCCTTTGTGATAAATCTTGTCTGCAACCTCTAAAGGCCGCAACCGCAGGACGTAAATAATCTGAAAGAACCTCATAAATTTCAGATTCTTCCAGATTCAAAAAGTCATAATCTTTTATTTTAGATAAAACACTTTCATAAAGTTCGGTGTAAGGCGTACCCATAAGGAATCACCTCCTTACACTAAATCCATCAATTCAATGCCCAACTTCTTCTCAAGCAGCCGAATCATTTTTACATTAGCGATCTTACCGTCTTTAACATATTTGACAATCTTAGGTGTCAATTCTGTCTTAGCATTGGAATCCAGTCCAGAAAGCAATTCATCAACATCTTTAATGTTATCTCCGCAGAACCGCTTCATATCAGAACGGCTTACCTTTGTCGCATAAATCTTATCCAAGTGTAACTTCTTCATAACAGTTTCATCATTAGGCAGAAGCCACTTTTCAGTGAAATAACGTGGATGCTTTGTATTCATAATACGAAGCTGCTTAAAAGTCATTTCCTGTGTATCACCGACTTCCAACCAAGAAAAAGTTTCAAATGTAACTGGACAAGTATAATATACAGCAGGAACACGTGCTTCTACTACAATCCTCGTATCATCATTTAAAACGTTGGAAGTGGCAGGGGCGACCTGTTCTGCCGCCCCATTATCAGGATTCAAATTCTTATTTTCCTGTGCCAATTTTAACGCCTCCCAATATGTATTTAGGATTTAATTAGGCCAAATCCCAATGCCCAATAAAGTCGCTGGTAACAGCAGCCAAACCAGCCTTAACCTGAATCTGACCTTCAAGTGTCATATCCATGTTATCACGGTTATCATTTGTTTCCTTCAGGCGAGAATCACCCTCAAACACAAATTTAATAGGCTTCGCATTTGTAGCAACAATCAGAATTTTAGTTGTAGACAGGGCAAAGTCAAAAGTACCTTGCTTAAACACCTGTGGAATTGGCATCAGATCGTAACCCTCCCAACTGGAGATCACACCGTTGCGCTTGCGCTCTTCCTTTGCAGACTCAGGAATCCAATTCTCATCAATATTTTTTTGCAGCTTACGCAAAGCAGCACCAGTACCAACAAGCACAGGCTTCACGCCATTAGCAGTTTCCACTTTCTCAATCAGTTCAAGTAGATTATCACGCTCAGTATCAGTAGACAGCGCACCATGACCAACAAAACCCTCTGGAGCCATATCAGCCATATCAGCAAATGCGGCATACACGGCATTCTGGAACGCCTGTAAGAAAGACTTACGAGCCTTATCCATCAGCTTAGTCCAAGAATCAATATTCTTCATAAACCGCTCAAACTCATTGTAGAAATGAACTTCCCACCAAGAAGTTTCCACGGAGAAGGACTTGCCCATATCCATGCGCTCACGAATAGTATCCCAATGGTTGCCGCTAAACTTGGAAACAATGAAGTTGCCATTATCCTCGGCATAGAACTCATTCTTATCACCCAAATCAACACGAATAGTTTCAACAAAGCGATTGAAGAACTCATTCTCGTTCCAACCTTCAGGCAAAGTCTGATCCAGAACAGTTTCAATAATCTCAAAAATGTCATTCTTATACTTACGATAAGTACGATAATTGTATTTCTCGCCATGCAGAACATCCTTTTCAAAACGCTCACGCATTTCAGAATCCATGCTACCAGCACTTGTATCAACATCCTTGGCAACATAATTTGCCACATCACCAGTATAAGTATCAATACCAAGTGCGATTAACTGCTGCTTCTCAGTAGAGAAATTAGCCAGCTTACTCATATCACAAGCCATATTCAATACCTCTCTTTCTTCTTTTCAATTAGCCCACAATATCGTTACGCAGAATCTCGATAAAGTAGATAATGTAAGGGCGACCATACTGCTTGCCACCTTCGGTTCTCCAACCAAGGCCACGCTTGGCAGTACCGATAATCTTACCAATAAAACCCTGACCAGTCGTATCGGCCTTTTCAACCATCTTCACAGTAGTCTTACCAGCCTCGGCAATTACGTACTTGCCAACCTCCGGGGCATCAGCAGAACCCAAATTAATGCCTTCCTTGCTCACCGCATACACATCATGAGCAATCAGATCATAACCCCGGAAAGGACGATCAGCCTCATTAATGTAGTTGTAAAGAGCCTGATTAGTACGCCGTGTCTCATCATAATCCCACTCAGGATTAGCAACCAGTACAACACGATCCTTACCAATCAAATCAGCAGTAGGAGCCAAAAACTCGTGAGTTTCCAGACCCTCAACATCAGCGGCCAGATCGCCAACATAACCAATGTGCCCGTTCTCCACATCAACATCAGTAATCAGACTATACAGATGACCAGCACGAACAGCGGCAATCTTAGAAGTCTCAACGACAGTATAATTCTTATCCATAGTCTTAATCCCTCTCTTTCAATTAATCTTTCTTAGTTGGCAGCACACCATAGCGAGAATTAACCTCCTCTGCTGGAGTCTGCTGGAACACATCTGCGACCACTGGCGCAGCAGTATCCTTTGGCTTACGACCAAAGTTTGCATTCAAATTTTTCTGCGTAAAAAGAATCGCACACTGACCCTGAATATCCTCCAGCGTATACTTATCACGATTCTTCTTCAGTGTGGTATAATCAGCACAATCAGCCAAATGCTGATCGAACTTCCTGAACTCTGCATCCTTTGCCGCTTCAATAGCAGCCGCTTCACGTTGCTGTTCGGCAACCACATAAGCATCATACTTTGGCTTCATTTCATCCAACTCATCCTTAACGGCTGTATAGTTGGCCTCTGCTGTAGCCTTTTCCTCATTAGCTGCATCAACCTGACCACTCATATATGTAGCAACATCAGAAACCGCCTGTTCAAAAACAAACGGCGCAGAATCTTCCGCACCGTCCTCGAAATCAGAATATGTAGTTTTCTTTCGACTTGCGGTTGCGAAATCAACGCTGATCTTATCACCATTCATGTTCATCTTCATACCATAAATACGATAATGGTCAGCACGATCCATTACAATAACTTCGTCACCCTGAACATCAACAAAACAATACTGAGAACACTCGTAGCCCCAACTGTCACGATACTTCTTTTCGCCCAGCACAGCACGAATTTCATCAATCTGCTCCATCAAGTTCAAGGTAAAATTTGTCTCAGGAACCTTTGGCATATCACTATCCTCCTTAATACTTGATTTTTCAACAGAAACAGTGTACTCATGCAATTTATCTTTAATTTCTTGAGCAATGGACTGAACAGTAAATTTAGCAACAGCTTCACTATCAATCATTGCTGGTTGAATACGCTCATCTGTCGATGACAAAAGGCAACAACCTTCAAAATTGAATCCTGTGAAGGTAAAAGTGCCATCGTCATTTTCTTCGCCAGTGATTGAAGAAAGTTCTAATTCCATGCTTTGCGGTTTACCGCCGTCACGTTCAAAAATAGTAACTGCGTCATCAAATTTAGTCCACAAAAGGGCATCAACCTGAAAGAACTCCCGACAAATTCCATCGGAACAAACTTTTTCAATCCAACGATAGTTACATGACTCTGGAATTACACCATAAGCAGAACCAGCATACACATAATCTTTGCCATTTCCGTCTTTAACAGTTTTGTATTCATGGCCTTGGAAGTCTAATTCTCCGTCTGGATTCAGAGCGATATACCCCAATACTGGAGTATTCTTGATACTTTCGGCATTTGCATCAACAACTTCTTTGTCAAAAATACTGCCGTTAAAATTCAAACCTGTATGTAAAACGTCAATCGTTATGGCAAGAAATCTCGAATCTTCTGTTTCCGTACAGCTATTAATAGTAAAAGAAACTGGCAAATTTTTTCGTTCATGACTCACTTTCCTCATCACCGCCTTTCTGCAAAATTTTAATAACACCCGAAGGTGGTATTAACGATTCAAATTAGCATCGGTATCCTTTGTGGTTTCACCTTCTTCAGTTAAATCCAAACCTTTGCTTTCATTTGTGGGGCGACCACCACCTGAAACATCCTCGCCAGTAGACGTATAAGAAGTTGCTAAAGGAATATATTCTTCATGCAATTTCAAAACATGATTTTCTAAGAATAAGCTACCAAGCTGTCTGCTGGGCGATTTGCCTAATGCAACACCATAATCAATCTTAAATGGTTCTCCATTTTGTGCTGCTTTCAAAAACGCATCCGCTACTTCAAGACGATTAAATACTGTTGAATCTTGAATACGCAAAGCGAACTTATATGTCGGTTTGTTATATCTACGCAATTTAATAAACCGTGTAAAATAGCGTTCACACTGTCTATAAAAGGCATAAATAAAAGCGGCATCATTCTCTAAGGCCAGCTTAAAAGCTGTTCCAGATGATCCGCTATTAAACAATTCGCTGGACACGCCAGCATTGTCATATATATTTTTGATTGCATCACTCAGATTGTTTGCATTGTTTGTATTATCTTTGAAACTGACCGCCGTTGCTTTGCCCGGAGCATGAATCAAACCAATATCATCAGGCATATTAGCTTTATTCATCTCAGCAAATACAGCAAGTGTTTCATCAGTCAACAACGGTTTATCAACCGCATCCTCATCAATAGGAATTTCAATCACAATAGCCTTATAATTGTCTACTCTGGCCTTTTGCATTTTCAATTTCTTATATACATCTAAATCAAGAATATCCTTTACCAATGCCAACAATAACGGCATAGGATATAAGCATGATTCATTCAGCTTAAAACAAACCTGTTTATCTGCTGGCGGCACATACCATCCATCAAAATAATCATCGCCATTTCGATACTCAATATATGCTTGCTGAACATAAGTAGGATATGATGTAATTTCAAGAGGATTGACACCACTTAATCTGATTTTGAAATTATACACGCCATCCTGAATTTGCTTAATTCGACATATAGATGGATTCATTTTGTGAATAAAAAAGTCATATCCATCTTCAAAAATCAAACCATAATAAACATCTTCGACTGTTAAAATGCTCATAATCTTCGACATTTCGTGTTTGAATCCCATTTTCTCAAATTCAGAACAAACATTTGCAAAAGCATCACGCATTTTTGCGATCTTTTCATCAGAATCCATCTCGCCAGTTTTTACATCATATATATCAATGTTGTAATTGAAAAGTCCCATTTTTGAAAAATAATTATTAATGCGCATATAAAATTGCGAAATATTCATCAAATATCTGCTAACCTCAATAATCATATTTGAATGGGCGGCTGGATTGTTTAATGCGTCTTGAATCCGTTCAAGAGGATAACCGCCAACCTTATATGACCGCAATATTTCTGTATTTGTACATAGATCGTGAACCATAAGCCTTCTAAATGCACCTAAGTCTAAACGGCTTTTGCCACTGACAGAATCATCAAAAGATTTTGAATCACGCTCATAATCTACTTTAGAATAAATCACTTTTGTCTTTGACACCAAATCACCGTCCTTTCTTAATACATTTTAGGTCTACGATTCAACGCTTGTAATCTTTTCGCAAAAGATTTTATATCAACATCACTTTTGCGATTATCTGCATCTACAACTTTAATAATAAAGTATAGTAAATATGCAGTTGCCGAAAATCGGTCTTTATCAAATTTATTAACCACTTTTTCAACAGATAGATTCTTACCATTTTGAGTTAATTTAAGATTACCAACTTCTTGAAAGAACAATTCTTCTTGAACATATGGCATAACTTTGGAATTTAAATCTTCATTAGTACGAATTCCATAATCATCTCCGCCATTCCTACTTTCAAGAAAACGCAATATTCCAGAATCAATAACGTTAATAAAATTAGAAAGAATCTGTGTCTGACAAGATTGTGCTTTAAGGTCATATAAACACTGTTCGGCTTTTGGAGTTTCAGGCTCCGCAGTAGTATTCATTGTGTCCCAAGCTGGATAAGTCTCACCAGTAAGAGGATCATTTTGTGATTTTAACAATTCATCTATCAATCCACTACCAAGACCATTTCCATCCACCACAATCTTTCGAGCATGATACCGCTTTCTTACTCGTTTTACCATAATTGCTTGTGTTGTAAAGCTAAATGTATTGGGAACATGAATTAAATTCACCAACTGAATTTCTACGATCTTTCCATCAGCACCACGAATTACTTTACCTACAGCAATAGAAGATTGGTTATTACTTTTATTTTGCGAACGTGCAACGTCAACACCTAAATAGTATTCATCTTCATCACTTGATGCACTTATTTCTGGAGCAGTTAAGGTACGACAATTTATAAGACGATTAATATTTACAAGCGCACCTGTTGAACTACCAACCCAATTACCACCATAGTTCATGTCAAAAGCAATAGGCGACATATCTTTTTTCTTTTTAAGAATTGTACTTTTACTCGATCCACGCCCATACCAACAACCAAGCATCCAATTTGAACCTAATACAATCTTACCATTCAAATCACGCATATCATGGAACATCGACAAATTCCGATTATACTCATCGGAACCTCTAAAGCCCGGAGTAGTATAGAAATTGATTTGCTGATTAAGTTCTTCAGGATTTACAACCGCCATTTTACCACACGTAGTACGACCAACTTCCACAACAGGCTCAAGTGCATCTTCAAAGATTACATTATCCATCAAGTTTGATTCCTCGATGCTAATTCTTTTCCTACGTTGGCCTTTACTGGTTTGTGCATTGGCTAATGCGTCAATTCTGGCTCCATTCTTAAAAACAATTAAAGCATCACCCTTAATAAAACTTGTTTTAACAATTTCTTTGGCTAACATTGGATAGTACCGCACCAATTCATTATATTTGTCTTTTAACAGTGCTGCGGCATTCTCTTTTGTTTGTGCCGTCAACGCAAGTTCAATATTTGGATACCTAATACAGACAATAACCATATTTGCAAATTCAAGAAACGTCTTTCCGTATCCTCGATTGAAGCAACCATGTTCACTAAAGAATCGTGTTCCTGCTCTCATGAAAACACGCTGATCTGTATGTAACTTAATTGCTCCCTCCTGTGGGGCCATTAAATCAAGTGCTAAATCAGGATACCAAATCCACCAACTTGCAAAATATTCAGCCTTTTTAAGTTCTTCAGTAGTCATTTACTCACCATCCCCATAATAATCAGGAGGTAACTTAATGAACTCTGAAATCTTTTCCCTATTGACTAACGTTGTATCATCTTTAAAAATTCCATAAGGATCACCATACTGTTTGAGATATTCGGCAACCTTATCATCATAGAACTTATATACATCAGCATAATCAACCTCTGGCTTACCCTCCAAGCGGCGACAATAATTCACATAGCACCAAATAATGAAATCTGGAGCATCATTTGGCCTGTATTTGAATTGCGGAAGGATTCTTGTTATATCCTGCTCTCGTTCAAATTTCTGAAAGAACTCTGAAAAACACGTGACTCCACCTTGAACATCAATAGCGTTTAACTGCTTTAATGCTTCAGAAGCCAGCTTTGACCATTTTTCAGCATCAGCAATTCCACCAGAACTTGTTGCAATTTCTTCTTTGGAAGCAAACCGAACGTACCGCAATAAAAGATTCTTTTGGCTGGTAGAAATATTAGGATAGTCTTGTTTACTGTCCTCATAAATCCGTTTCATGGTTTCATATTCTTTTGCTGTATATCCTTCACCAAACAACCGAATTACATCTTCTGTAACAACAAAATCTTCATCAGATAAATAATAAACTTTTTCGGCGTTCATTGACTTTCGCCGTGAACTTTCAATAGCGGATTCTGAACCGCCACTAAAATTACTATCTTTCCAAGTTTTGTTTCTATGTTGCTGCAAAGAAATGTTTTTCAAATACTTTCCAATAATGCCATCATTAGATACATCATCAGAACCAACATTTTTCTTTACTTCTTCTTCAGATTTATCCCACAATGCTTGAATAAAAGGTTTATCTAATTGACGCAATAACGATTTGAAATTTTCAATATCAAATTCGTCATCATCATTATAACAGGCATTCTTAATACAATCTTTACACATAGGGATTCTTCCATCTTTATGTAATGGATTATAACTTACAAAGAAATCACGTGTAATCGGCTTTTCTTTTCCACAAGCAGAACACACCTTTTTAACAACTGGTTTTCTGGCAGTATTAGAACTGCCTGTTTTTCTCGCCATACTGCCACCTCACTCAATTTATATATTTAAAATATTTTCGATCAGAAAATCAGATTCATAATTCACTCCAATTTTCTTTCCGCTCTTTGTATCTTCAAACCGAATAGTAATTGCCGTCATAGGATTATCAGGAGCCTTCATCAAATAAATTTTATCTCTATCAAGACTATACAAAGCAAAATAATCAATTTCAGAATTTGAATATTTTCTTCTTCCTCCGTTAGTCCTATGTGCGGTTGATGATGTTAAATCAAATATTGAACATCCATTCTTAGATTTAATAGATGTTTTCACCTGAATTTTGTTCAGCTTTCCATTAAATTCAGCAACTAAGTCAGCTTTTTCATCATCACCAAATGGAATATAAATAGGGATACCCATTTCAACAAATTTAGCAAGAACTTTTGCTTCTCCAATATTCCCAATTCGTTTACTATTCATATATCCCTCCTAATCACAAATATAAAAAGACCAAGGACTATTGATCCTTGGCCTTTACGTTAGATTCACCAGAATTGCACTGGAGCGGCTGCAACCGTGACCCTTATCTAACACAGATCATATTACATTTTGGAGGAAATGTGTAAACAAGAATACTCTGGTCTGGATATTCAGACTCGAACTGAAACCTACATGATCCCAAATCATGCGCTCTACCATTAAGCTACATCCAGATAAATCCACAATAGGCCGAGCGACACTTCGGCATCTCCTTTTCGCCAGTACGCACAATCTGGCATGGTGATAGCTGCCCATTCTATCCTCTATTGTGGTATTGCTGTCTAAAACAATTACTTTTCAATGTGCCTTGTCAAGTCATATTGTAACTCCAGCAACAAAGTTTGTTATAGCAAAGAAAGGGAGAACATCACACCGCTTACCCAAGGCGGCTGGTACGGGAGAAGGGGATCGAACCCTCACGACCACAGGCCAGCGGATTTTAAGTCCGCATCGTCTACCAATTCCGACACTCCCGCATATAAACTATTTACTCATCCCAAGGAACAAGATCATACAAATCAACTGGCGAATTTGCTATTCTAACCTTTACAAATCCTTTATCAACAACTTTCCATAAAGTAAATTTCATCTTTTCTACATTCTGGCTGATCTGATATTTCTGACCAGATTTTGTCATACATAACACGCCAGCACCATTATCAGATGTAGGAATATTTTTTACAATCTTTTCAGTTATTTCTTCTGCTTTCTTTCTCATAAAGTACCTACCTTAAAAATATGGCAGGGGTAGTAGGAATCGAACCTACGATCAAGGAGTCAAAGTCCCCAGCCTTACCGCTTGGTTATACCCCTATATAAAATCCCGCTGCGTTGCAAGCCACCTTCACGTCACAGTGAAATGCACTAAGACCATTATAATACGGGATATGGAGACATTGGTGGGATTTGAACCCACGATCATAGTTTTGCGGACTATTGCCTTACCAATCTTGGCTACAATGTCATGTCCTGATTATTCAGGACTATTTAATTACTTGAGATTCCGCATAGTCGATTGAAGCCGCTTTCCCTTGGCTTCTTCACCTCCCGGCATTTACAGTCCAAAGAATTTCTCCACCTCCACGCAAATGCGCCCTTTGTTCAACCCGGCGCACTCTGCTGACCACAGAGTTTTCTTTATTTGGTGCTGGTAGTGGGACTTGAACCCACACGGTATTGCTACCAACAGATTTTGAGTCTGCCACGTCTGCCAATTCCATCATACCAGCATATTATTTCTTTTTATACATCTCATAAGCCTTCTTATAAGGAATATTTTGATCCATCAATTCACGATAACACTGAATACAAAAATCAACTTCATCCGTATCTGGTTTTGCTGTAGTCATAATTCCAGTATGTTGACAATCTGCGCCACAACGATCACATTTTTGTTCCCATGACCACCATTTACCATCGTTACGACAATTCCCTTTAAAATCCGTTTGCTTAATATTGTATTTCATTTCTATCCTCCATACCGAAACATTTAAAGGGTGAGACTCGAACTCACGCACCATTTCTGGCCTAATAGATTAGCAATCTATCCTCTTCACCAGCTTGAGTACCTTACCATTGACACCCATTTGGTTTTCAGTAGAGCATCTGGTAGCCTTCGCCTACTACCACTGGCTGAAACCTTGTCTTTATATACCGTAGGACAGCATTGACGGTTTAGGAATTTAATTCCTATGGTTGCGGAGATGGGATTTGAACCCATGATTTCCAACTTATGAGGATGGCGAGATAGACCAGACTTCTCTACTCCGCAATATATAAAGCAAGCGGTGGTTTATGGGCTATATGACGAGAACACCACAAAACTTTCATATCCCCGTATGCACTTGCTTATTTACTAATCAGTTAATTTCAAAAGAATTTTTGCATGAGTTGAATCAGACAATGTAAATCCAAAATCTTTCCAAACTTGATCCCTAAGAAACGGAAGTGTATAATGTTCAAAATATACAACCTCATACTTTGTAGGAATCTTACTCAAAAATTCTTCAATGCTATGTGGGAAGTAATTTTCTCTAACTTCACGATCCCAATTTTCCACATAACGATAAGTCAATAGGTAATGCAAAAAATTTTTGTTACTGGTCAACCCCCCATTAAAAGCCTCAAACTCTGAAATCTTATCAGGATTTTCACGCTGAAGAACTTTTGCTAAAGAAATAGGATTGGTTGGATGACAAGAATGTTTAGAATAAAACATATCTCGAATTGCAATATATGTTGCTCCACTATCAAAAATGTTTCGATAATCCCATTCAACATCGGGCGAATACGCATGAATTTCATGGAATACAGATGAAGCATTTAAAACAGTATTATGTAAGTTCGATTTCGGATCAGTTGAAAGAAGATCGGCATTAGGAACATTTCGCTTGGCAATATCAATCATTTCCTGACTAATATCATATCCATCTAATTTCATACTCGGACAGATTTCGCCAACCATTTTTAACAGCGATCCATCTGCGCAACCATAATCGTAAATGGTACTTATGTTGCCATCAATCTTATCCAAAAACCAAATCTTATCCAGCATACTTTTTCGCATTCCATCATTGTAAACATTCATATTTGCAATCGGAGTCATTTTACATCTACCTTTTCATTTGATTTTGGTAGGGCGTATGGGAGTCGAACCCATGTTTCTGGCGTGAAAGGCCAGCGTCTTTACCGCTTGACTAACGCCCCGTTTTATTGAATAAACTGTTATTCACTTTTAGATCATTGTCAGTTCCTTGCTCCTGACATTATTTATTATAGTTGAATATACCGTTATTGTCAAGGGGTATTTTAAATTTTGTTTCAAAAAATTTTTGGTGGGAGAAAAAGGACTCGAACCCTTTCCCTTTGAGCTTCAACCAAATGCTCTACCTGTTAAGCTATTCTCCCATACCGGGCAGGAGTGGTGATCCTCCTGCACCAATTATTTAACGCAATCTGTCAGAGAATTGCCGGGACGAATTTTTACAAAATCATGTGCTGGAATAACTTTCCTATCTTTTGTTCCAAATCCATGCCCAACATACTCTTTCTTTTCTCTGCGTTCAATCTTCATAAACCCATATAATGAAACAGAATCACCATTACGAATTGCATTTACAATCGCTGCCTCATATGCGTCCATAAAAGTTGCAACATCCTTTTTAGATTGCTCCGTCCTGCTTGCAATATCTGAGATCAATTCATTTCTATTCATATATCACCTCACAATTTAATCGCATATTCAATAGCTTTGCCTTTGCCTTTTTCAAAGACAAGAAAAGTGGCTCCAGCATTTGAGGTTTTATGAATAGACAAAGAATAATCATCAACACCAATAATACTTGGAACATTAATTACTTCCTGATTAATACCAACAGTCTCACTACGAGAATGATGTTTATGACCAGCAATCAAAAAGTCAAGCTGAACACGATATATCTGCGAAAAATCTTTAATAGCCTGTTCCATACTTTTTACTTCACCATGAATACCAAGTAACTTATACCCAAGAATATCAGCATAAATGTATCCTGTTGGATTCTTAGTAAATGTAAAATTAGGGTTGTTCGCAAGCCTTGTAGCAATAATTGATTCTACCACAAGACTCATATTTTCTTTGGTAAACGTCCCTTTAGGCTGACCAAGCATACGTAGTTCTGTATGATTTCCGTTAGTGGTTTGAAACTCGACCTCAACGTACTTACTTAATTCATTTAGCCAATTTGAAATAAATTCCGCATATCGAACAGTTCCTTCTACTACGCCATACCGAAGCTGCATCAACTGTTTAACTCGTAATAAACCATCCTCAAAATCACCCAATGAAAATACATGAATTCTTGAAAATCCTTCTTTTCTAACAATAGAAATAGTTTGATCTAACAAACTCCACATTCTATTTTCAAATATTTCAGGACTATAAGAATTAATTACCTCATTATTGAGGCCACGAATTTCAAATTCAGTACCGTAATGTTCATCACCAAACAGCAACACCCCTTCTCTGTCAGACAATTCTGTATGAATTGGTTCAGGAATCACTAAAGGTTCCAACTGTGCAACTGCTTGACAAATATGTTCTACAATTAATTCATCACGAGCATTCTCACGCAGCCAACGATTTAATTCTAACTTTTCAGTTTGAACTTTATAGCGTTCTTTTCGTAATTCACGCATCTGAACAGTTGCTTCAGTAGGAGTGACAGCAGAACTTTCCAGCGGATTTTTAATCCAACCAGCTTCTAAATACTCATAAAACAATTTTGCTCCCTTACGAATTGTATCACGGTGTTCATCATCACCTGTATATTCAGCACGTAAATCCGCTATATCCTGCCATTCAATAGCAGGATCAGTCAAACGTTGAGAGAGCAAATCAAACTGTCGGCTTAAAAACTCTGTTTGTTCCAACTGTTATCACTCCCTTCTGAGGGCAAATATTTTACCCTTAATCTTCGCTTGCAGAATCATCACCCTTTGCATCTGCGTCAGGGGCATAATCCATACACTCTTCCATTGTCAGTGTAATCATCATATCTTTCTTTGCGCTTTCATGAAACTTCATCAGAGGCTTCAACTTTTCGCAAACCATATAGTGATCACAGCGTTCACACATAAAATTATTAATCATAATATCATTCCTCTCTATTGAATATATAGTTATTAGTCAAGCAAATCAGCCATTGCAGCCGTTTCACTTCGTTCTGTCTTGAGCAATTTTACATAACCAAAACGTTTATGCCCCTTGAGCCGATCCACAGCAATCATAAGCCCATTGTTTTCAGCAAATGTTTTATGATCTGTCTGTTTATAGTCACCGTTTAACCAAAGAGCAGAACCATCACCAACACGGCCTAAAAGAAGCTGAACGTGTTCCTTCGTCATATTCTCAGCTTCGCTACACATGATAATCGTATGCTTAATATCACGTCCACGAATAAAACCTAAGTGTTCAACCTCGACCTTGCCTTCATCCATTAATGATTCAAGTCCGTCAACTCCGCCAACATGATCTGCCAGCGGCATTGCAAACGGTAACAGCTTATCAAACGCATCACCCGGCAAAAATCCAAGTGGCTTAGAATTTTTGACCTCAACATTATTCCGAACCCACATAATCCTATCATACTTTCCCTGCAACACTAAATCCAGTGCTGCTGATGCCATAAGATAGTCTTTACCTGATCCAAAGCAACCAGATAGAATTTTTACCGTAATATCATCATTATAAAGCAAATCCATAGCAAGTCGCTGTTGGGGATTTCTTGGCTTAATATTTCCAGTATAAGAATTCTTGATTGCCTTGTAAGCAACAGGAACATATGTAGAACCATTCCATTGATAAAAGTCCTTAACCTGACCCTCAATGTCATAAATCAAAACATATTCATTTTGCAGACAATCGAAAATGTTATCGTTACGATTTCCATAGAAATCATTTAAGCGTGAATCATCACACATAATTTCCTGAAATCCACGGTATTCATCCATATCCTAACCACCTTTACAGAATTTCGTCAAGGCTACAATCCTCGCCAATAATATAGTCGCAGAATCCCTTCTCCTTGGCCTCATCTGCAAACAAATACCACTCAACACGAAGTTTGCTATCATATTCCTCAGACGTAATCTTGCTTCTGGACAAAACATATGCCTTAATTCTCTGCTCAATGCGCTTATTAAATTCCATTTGATCTTGCGCCTTTGCACCAGAATTAATAACAAAATTTGTTCCATCGTGCATCAAAAACTTAGCTGTCTTAGACGCATAACGCTTGTGTCCTGCAAGGCCAATCAAGAATCCCATAGAATACTGATAACCAAGATTAATTGTGTAAACAGGTGTCTTGCTTTGGAGAATTACATCAACCAGTTCAAACCCCGGATCAATAGAACCGCCATTAGAAGAACAATACAGTAGAATTGGCTTACGATCCTCAACAGGTTTACCCTTATCATCTGCATTATACTGGAGGATATGTCGTACCACATTATCAATGACACATTCATCAATATCTTCATTAAGATACAGCTTTCTATTTTGCAAATTACGCAAATAGAAAAGTTCGTCAACCCCCCAAGATTTCAGAACTGCCCCTTCATCGAAGCTGCAATCAATATCATAAAACCCACGCTGGCTCATAAATCCACCTCCATTAATGACGGTATCTGTGCTTATTACGCTCACGTTCCTTATCAATCTGCTTGCAGATTGTAGCTGCTGCATAGTTACTATCAACAATCAACTGCAAATACTTTTCGGCTTCTGGCAGATAATAGTGATGCCGCTTACTTTTCTGGATACAGGTTCTTACGATCTCTGCATGAGGGAACACCTCACGCACACGCTCCGATTCTGCCTTAGTAATAGAAATCAAATTATTCAGTCCTTTACAATAAATTTTTGAGTACAGAAAACCACCCAATTTGGGACTTTTGTGTTCTATCCCTTCTGCCCATTTAGCAAATCATAAAACTTCCCCAAATTGGGGACATTTTTAACTTGTAATAATAATTTTTGACGAATTTGAATTCGCCGTTTTCAAAAATTGGATAATCTATCTTTATATTCGATAATTTTTCTATATACTTCAATTCTTTTTGATTTAGAAAGATTCTTTTTCCCATTCAAAAATGAACTGAAATTCCTTGGATCATATGGAATTCTATTCGCAAACCAATTTGATTGAACTCCATATTCTTTTATAAAATTCACTACATAATCCCTAAATTCATCTTGATTATCATACGGCATCAAAGTCAACCCCTTTTCAAACAAATAATCATAAATTTGAATGTCGCCGCTTTTGCATTCACTTAAAACAGAAATTGGCGTACTACTTTCTTGAATAATACGATAGATACTACGCCTCATTCGATAATTTTGCATATCCATCATAAGCAAAAACAAATGTCGTTCTATATCACTATAATCTTCTTCAAGATGAGCAAGAATATGATGAATAGTCTTGTCTGAAATCGCAATCTGCTGAACACTTGTAATCCACTTGCTTCTTAAATCAATAGTGCGCTCTCTTTTTTCTTTGCTTGAATAATTTTCATCACCCCACACACCCTTTATATCTTCACGAAGTTGTTTTGCACTATCTATAATTTGCGATTCTTGCATTTGGTTGAACTTTCCATCTACTTCACTTTCATCCACTAAAATATAAGACATTAATTTCTTGCGCTTTCTTGGCATCTTAAACTTATTAATACAAGATTCTAAATAATCCATGCTTGTTGCAAACTTTACATATGACATTCTTCCACGTTCAACACAAATACTTGCATCCTTCTCTTTCATTGCTCTGACTTCTTTATAAGTTTCAACTACACACTGTTTAACAAACTCATCATCTTCTTCACGATAAATATAATAATCATCCCGATACCCCTTATATCCATCAATATACTTAAAGAACATCGGTCTAATATGTCTGCCCTTACTATCTCTCAAATCATACTTTTTCTTTAAACACTGTAATTCAAACGTATTGTCCGCTGGATTTTCTCTTTTGGCTGAATCAATTTCCAAATTACTCATAACATCTAACTGAGCAATATCACAATATAGACCCATTACGGACTCAATACTGGCTCCATTATGTAATCTATCCCATAAAATCGAATTAAGTTCCTGTGACAAATTAATAATCTCGCCAATTTTATTTACACTGGTCTTAATGTCCAAGTCGGCCTTTTCTGCATCTGTATACTTTCGTTTATGTGTAGCACCCTCAACTAACTTTGTAGGAACAGGGAAATTGTAATAATTGCGTTTCGCTGCATTAATGAGAATTTGATTGTTTGTCAATAACATTGTATCACTATCAAAATCTGCACCAGAAAGACGCTCTAAAATATTCTCATGAATACTATTCAAATACACAATTTCATTTGTGGGATTCATATAATGAATAATTTCCTCACGCAACACATTCTTTACTAAAAGAATATTTCCCATTGTCACGTGTGGACTTCTACATCCAAGAAGTTCCGATCCATCAGCAAAACGAATTGAATGAACTGTTTCTTTTTCAATAACAGATGTTCCATCAAATGTTCCAATCGCCTGTTTAAGCATCTCAATAGGATTACCGCATAATGTACTGTAATTTCCTTGAATAAGGATATGCCCACATCTCAAATTCTTAATAAAGGCTTTAATTAAATCATTACAAAACTCAACATACATTTTAGTTTTTGTAAACTTATCAGTAATGCCAAGCATTGTATAAATTACATCATTCTTTGAAGCCATACTTTCGGTATAATGAATCTGATCAGGAGAACGATACGCATAACTAATTTGAAACCTAAGTGCAGCAGGATCAGTTTTAATTAATCTTGCAAAATCAATAGAAGGTTGAACCAACGCATTAACTTCTTCATATGTCATCTGGAGCGTATTCAATAACTGATAATGTGTCTGTACCATCCTACCGTTAAAAAAATGTGTCGGCTTTTCATATTTCACAACACCAAATGTAGGCTCCAAAATATCTAACCATTCATCCAATGTTCCAAATTTTACATATTTTATAGAACTTGGCGTAGTAATCAACTTAATATCTTCAATCCGTGTGGCACGTGTTTTTCCGTTAAGTTGTTTAACATTTGTAATATTGTTATCTTTAAACCATTTCTGAATATTAGAATTAAAACAACAAGATTTAAAAAACCTACTACGTAACAAAAGCATTCCGTGTTCTCTGGCTTCTGGTTTTATGCGCTGTTGACACTCCTGAAATTTTAAAAACACACTCCTATCCATTAACGATTGTCCATCCCAAATACTATTTGAAATTTCTACATCCTCAATATTAGTTACAAGCCTACCATCAACAAAACGAGTAGCAGCAGCTTTATCATGAAATACACTCTTATAATCATCAATCACCAGAATATTTTCAGGCCGAAGCTGGATCGTATCTACAATACTACTTAATGTGAGTGCAATATAAGGCTCCAGCGCAGCCAAATCAATATCTTGTCCCTCTTTTACCTTAATACCACACATTTCCCACTTGTGCATTTTAGGATATAACCGTTCATCTATGAACAAACACTTACCAACACGACTCGATCCAGCACTACGTTTAAATCTTACATATTTAATACCATCACAGTAAAATCCATTTTTGTATAATTCTTCTCTAATGTTCGCTACACTATTAATTGTCCGAATATTACTATTAGCCTTATATGTTTTACCATCAAATTGAAACGCTATACCATACACACTTTCAGGAATAGCATTTTCTACAGGAGAATCAACTTCAATTCCTGCCAACTCACCATCTGCAAAGGCTACACAATCATGGAATACCAAATCATCATAAGTATACTTATGTAAAATATAAAATACTTTATCGCCTTTTTGAATCTTATTGTATTGCTTATTACTATACTTGAATGTTACATTAATAACCCTATAAGTATAATCCTTTTTATTTTGATAAAACGAAAACTGTTCACTTGGACATATCTGAGCAAACACCTCTTGCATCTTAATAAGATCAAGACTGTAATCTAATGTGTTAATAAACCGTCCAAGATTTAAAACTCCTGCTTGGTTTCTGAGTCTATATCCGATTGGCTTTCCATTTTCATTGACTTTTTGATTAACACAATGATTTGATATGTAAATATCTTTTCCGTCTAATGATGGAATGCAAACGCCGCTTTCAAGCATTTAATCCCTCCGTTCAAAATGGGGTTTTAAGATTATTCGCAAACCTAATATGGTCTGGCGTATAGAACTCTGCTGTATCAGGAAGTTCATCACGAAATTCATCTGGAATCTTCCCCTGATACCATAAATTATTTGTTGTCAATGTTGAACCATCTTTGAATCTGATCCAGAATCTACGACCAGAAAATCCACGAAAGGCTCCGGGGGCATTTTCACCTCCATCACAATAACATTCTCCATGAATAATAATGTGCTTATCTTTTTCAGCAATGATTTCACGCCAAAAATTAATTGTAAAACACCTACTGCTACAAAGAATGTTGCCATGATATTGACTATTCTCAATTTCTTTACCGCAAATTTCGCATTTCAGCAATCTATCATCTCCTGTTGCGCGATTATTAACTATACTGTTATTTATCGTTTATAAAGCACAACAGTATGCTTTTTAAAAATATCCTGAATAAGCTGGTGAACAATATTCCAGTCAGCACCCCCATGACCACAACCAATCTGATACGGCATAGCAATAGCTTCAGATGTGGGTACAATCGTTGCCAAACTATTCATAGCCTTACTAAGCGCAGCAATATCGGTATACTGTTTCCCATACCCAAACCGTTCTTGTCCAAACAAGTTACAAATTACCTTGCCGTCATCCGCAGGAACAATCAACATCTTTCCAAGAAGATTTTTTGCACGATGATCTTCACAATACTCATGATAACGGCGGTATACATCTGGATACTTGTTTTTAATCTGTAAAGCAACCCCACGTCCCATTGCTCCATAACAATTCACTTGATGAGCAATATAAGTTTCCTTGGCCTCCAGCAAATCACCATTAATCAGTTTTACCATTTTCAATTTCCTCCATAACTTTATAAAATTCGCTGCCTTTGATTTCAGTAAATACATCAGATGGCATTTCAATTTGATTAGCACTAAAAGAACAATACAAAACACCATTATGATCAAACAAACGACTTGAACTTCGTCCCATATATTTATTGAGCCATGCAGGAGAAGGCTTATGAACATTTTTCAAACCAGCAGCACGTTTTACCCATTCCTTGTTAATGACAGAATTTTTCTTAAAGAACCGAAGTCCTTCATTTGTCTCTTTTGAACAAAGTTGTTTTGCAAACTTAATCTTATCATTTTCAGTCGGCACAATTCCAATTACTGTAGAATTTTGACAATACAAATCCGCTTCAATACCAAATTCTTTGAAGAACTCATCTACTAACTTTTTATTTGGTGCAAGGCAATTTTTCCAAGCCCAATAATCATCATATAGTGATGAACCCTCATTAACTGTATAAAATTTGTCCAATAAGATTCTCCTTTCAAATGTGTGTCCAAATCTGATTATTAACAATTCTTGAAATAAGCCCAACACTTACTCCAAAATAATCAGCTAATTGCTTGCGATTGCATTGCTGCCCTTTACCTTTAGGAATGTAATGTTCACGAATATATCTAACATCTTCCTCGGTTAATTTTGCCATTCCATTATTACTGCCACGATATTGACCATAATGTGAATCAGACGCAAACTTCCATGTGTGAATCGGATTAATCAGTTCCATATCCATTGCGTGTTCGTAGTTATATTCTCGTGAACACCATTCAAGATTTGATAACTGGTTGTTCCTCTTATTTCCATCCCTATGATTTACAATTTCAAGATGATCTGGATTGGGAATAAATGTTTCTGCTACACATCTATGTACTCTAATATTCTTATTCTTTCCACAAACTGAGGTGCAAATTTGTAAATATTCATTTGTTCCAGCATGAAGCACATATACTCGCTTAGTCTTGGCGTTCCGAATCCTACCCCATGTCGATACTTCAAAACGCCAAGAATAATCTATGCCATCATACCAAGCACCAGCCCATATTTCTTGTTCCATCACATCATCGCCTGAAGCTGCTGCACACTTTCAAAAATTGCATTAGCAGTTTTTATCATATCATCGCTACAGTTGTTTGCTCCCATAGAAATTCTGATAGTGCAGCTTGCATCTTGATCATCAAGATACAATGCCTTTAAAACATGAGATGGATCAAGAGAACCAGCAGTACAAGCAGACCCAGCAGACACACAAATGCCTTTTTCATTTAACAATAACAACATTGCTTCACTCTCGCACTTTGGCAAAGTTAAACTAATAATATTTGGTACACCGCCAGAACAATTCACAACATAATTGACACCAAGCCGATCTAACTCGCCCAAGAACAGCTTTCTCAAATGTTCATAATAGGCTCTATCTGCATCAATATTCTTTATCATTTTTTCCGCAGCCTCACCCATAGACACGATCCCCGGCACATTTTCAGTTCCAGCACGAAGATGATGCTCTTGGCCTCCACCTGTAATAACAGGCTCCAGATTAATTCCACGCCTCACATATAATGCGCCAATACCCTTCATTGCATGAATCTTATGACCAGACATTGCCATCAAATCAATATGACTTACATTTACATCCAAATGAATATGTCCCAATGCCTGAACTGCATCTGTCATAAAAAGTACACCATATTCCTGACAAAGATCGCCAATGTCATCAATAAGCTGAATAGAACCAACTTCATTATTAACTGCCATAATTGAAACGAGGCCAAGAGTATCCTTGAAAATTTTCATAACACGTTCCAATTCTTCAATATCTACTCGCCCATCCTCATCGACTGGCATATAAATAACTTTAAATCCATCCTTTTCAAGAACTTTACAAGTATTAAGAACCGCATGATGCTCAATCTGGCTTGTGATAATTGTTGTCTTACCACTTTCTTTCAGATAAGGTGCAATACCACGCAAAGCTAAATTATCACTTTCACTACCACCAGCAGTAAAAACAATTTCATCATCCATTGCGCCTATACATCTTGCGATTTGTTTTCTGGCCTTCGCAACCATCTGTGCTGCTTCAGTTCCCGCCTTATGCAAACTACTTGGATTTCCATAACAATCATGAATTGTCCAACAAGCAGCTTCAAAAGCAGTTTTTGAAATTTTAGTAGTTGCTGCATTATCAAGATAGATCATCTAATCCCTCCATCTCACTTTCTTCTTCAAATTCAGGCTCTAACATTTCAGATGGATCAATATTCCCATCACTATACTCGCCTACATATTCTGCATATGCTTTTTTATATTCTTGACGATTTAATTCAATACCAGATTCAATTTCATCATCTGTCAATGACTCGCCGCTACGACCAGAATCAAAAAAATCACACAGCACATCACTTTCACATTGATCATGCCAAATACAATCTACGCAAGAATAATTTTCGCTATTTTCCATTTCAAAAATCCACTCCTATTCATTATGCTATTCCTCCTTTTCTATTGAATATATAGTTATTAGTCAAATATCAAAGCAACAAAGTCACTTTCTTTAGACTCTTTCCCATTGTACTGTTCAGTAGAAGAAATATGCAATATTTTTTCTGCTCTCGTAATTGCAACATACATAAGCCGCTTTTCCTCATCAATGTTTTCGCTTTTCTCATGGGGCAACAATCCTTGATTAACTCCAGCAACAAATACAATCGGAAACTCAAGTCCCTTAGACTTATGAATCGTCATAAGCTGGACGGAATTAGGATCATGCTTTTTCTCCTTTGAAAATTTCATCATAAAGGAAATAAACCGCTTTGCATCATTGTAATTCGAGGCCATACGCTGAAGCGTATTTAAGTTATCAGTGCGGCTATCATCGTTGTCACACAAATCCTTTGAAACATAAGAATCCAGATTCAACGTTTCCCGCAAATCAGCAATCATATCTGCAACTGTTTTATACTTTGACTCACTAATTGACTTGATCGTTGCATGGATACTATTTACGCTATTTTTAACTTTCCAATTAGTTCTACTTACTCTAAACATAGCACAATAAAGAGACATTTTTTCTTTTCTGGCAGTACGCTTAACTTCTTGTAAAAACGATTGACCAAGATAACGATTAGGACGATTATAGATATATTCAAATGCTTCGTCATCATTTATATCACAGACCAACCGCAAATACGACAGAACAATTTTAATTTCACGGCGATCAATAAACGACATACCATCTACAATCGAATATGGAATTTCGCTTCGATACAGTGCCGTTTCAAAATTCTGTAACTGAGCATTTGTTCTGGTCAAAATTGCAATATCTTTATAATCATATCCTAATTCAATATATGTCTGAATCTTTTTCGCAATCCCGCTTGCTTCTGCATTTTCATCATCATACCTTGTATACTGTGGTTCTTCAAACTTTTTCTTATCAGCAATGCTTTCTACATAATGTCGATGCTTTGATTCTGGAATACATTCAGCAAAATGATTTGCCGCTGTTACAATATTCTGACTACTCCGATAGTTCTTGTTCAGGTGAATAATTCTTGCGTTAGGCCAGTCCTCATCAAAGTTCATTACAAACTTGTTATCGCTGCCCCGCCACATAAAAATATTCTGGAGTGGATCATCAACAACAAAAACATTCTTATACCTTGCACCAATCAATTTTATAATTTCATACTGAACTGCATTCGTGTCCTGCATCTCATCAGCCAAAATAAACTGATACTGCTCCTGACAATACCGAAGCCCCTTTTCGTTAGTGCTTAAAATTTCATAACACTTTACCAGCATATCATCAAAATCCAACTGATTATGCTCGGCTTTATATTTCTCATAATACTTATATACTTTCCCGAACTTTGTTGATGTGTCTGGCTTTTTCATCTGATTCTTTTGAATCGAAATATAACTTAAAATATCTGCAATTTCTTGTCCATCAGGCTCCTTTTCTCTAAAATAATGCTGTAAAATTTCCTCAATAATCTTAACTTTTTTCCAATCCGCATCAAGAATTTCAAAATCCTCTCGATTAAATTTTCTTACAATGCGAAATCCAAAGGAATGAAAAGTTTCGACATTGATAAATTTCACATACCCCGGAATCATTTTAGTAAGTCGCTCAACCATATTCTCTTTTGCTTTCTTGCTAAATGTAATTGCCAAAATCTTTCCGGGTTCAACATCATAATCCTCAATCAACTTTACAATCCGATTTACAAGCACTCTTGTCTTACCGCTGCCAGCCGATGCAATCACATTACAACAGCCCTCATAAAAATCAACAGCTTCTTGCTGAACTTTGCTAAGTTCCATTATCTTTTTCCTCCAAATTCATTTTTGCTCCACAATGCGGACAATACTTGGTTTCTCGTTCATTCCACATATCACAACAACTGGATACTACGCCGCTGCTTACTAATACGCCAGACCGATATTGTTTAGTCCATCGTCCATAATGAACAGGTACAGCTTCTATCTCTTGTTGCCTATTAATTACCGACAGTGCATTGGCCTGAAAACCAGTACCGCGCATCTCGTACATCATATCTTCATAAACAGCAGCACGATCAATCAGTTCCATCCCGTTTCCCTCCAGTTCCATATTCTACTTCATAACCATACCTCTCTTTCATGGTTTCTTGATAGTCTTTTTCTTGAGCGGACGGTAGCATTTTCATAACGTCATCTGCTCCATACAGCAATGTAATATCAGACAATCGTTTAAACTGTTCTATGTAGTTGCTACCCAAGGCCGCATTCTTTTCCAACCGCTTTTCAGCATTGGTATCCATGATTGCTTTCAACACCACACCAATTTCCTGCCGCCGCTGATCAACAGTCTTTTCATTAAAGCTACGCAGAATATTTTTGCATTGTTGTTCATCTACTCGCCACAATTCAAAAGCACGACAAACAAACAAAATTCCATGCTCTTTCATAAGACGAGTTAATTCGCTGGCATAGCGTAACGCTTTTTTCCCATACCATTTTTCACTATCTGACAAAATCTTTGCTTTGCGGCTGGCCTTCTCAACCAGTTTAGAATACAGTTTCATTTCATCATCAGTGGCTTTTCTAATTTGGGCTTGCTCCACAATGATATGTCCATTCTCAATTTCGGCGGTCTTAGGCATAATTCCAATCATATGTACTTCGTTGTAGATCACACAATTCATTGCTGCCAGATATTTGATACATCGCCTAATATAATCATCAATTCGATTATCAGCCTTATTGAAATACTCTGAAAGAATATTTGCATCAAAATCCGTGTCAATTACTACTGAATCCTGATTGTACTTCATCTTGGTATAGTTTGAATTTACCATGCTAACAACCTGTGCTAAATCCATTGATGTAATTACTGCCTTACGATCCTTATACCCCTCACCAAAAAGGACTTCATACAAAATCAGTGGCGCAAGATATTGGTAAATGCCCCTGTGTATTTTGGAATCATACAATGATTTTGGATACTTGTAGACCTCCAGCACTGTATACTTTTTGGTTGTTACATCATACTCATAATCACAGTACCTTGCCAACGTGTCCAAGAACATACTTTGATATTTGCCGCTGGCAAACTTTTCTTTTCGGTGATAGGATCGCCGCTGTGCCTCAGAGCAGACTTTATCTACAAGTACACTTTCATTGTAAGTCCCACGCTTTAGTCGAACTTCACGTTTCTCGATTTTTTACACTCCTTTCAAAATTGCCGAAGTTGCTATCCACCCGAAAATTCTTGAAACCGTTGCGGCACAATAGATTCAGCGATTTTTGCTATGCACTTTTTAGCCATAATTAAATATATATAATATTATGGCCTTTTGGTGCATACAGGAATCCCGCAGAAGCAAGCCAAATTGGGACTGTTTCAGGACTTTTTCTGGAGGGCAACTATCAAACACAGTTGTATTATTTCATGAACTTGCCGCAGGCAAGTGAATGACAGCGAAGGCAACGCCGTAGGTGTTGGCAAGCTGAAATCTTACCTCCCGCCGATTAAAGCCCATGTCTTTCAATAAAAGCATCCATTTCAGACTGATCCCGCTTTATATAATGATAGGTAGTTCTAATATTACTATGCTGTAAGAACTGCGATACCATTACTTCATCCTGTGTATCTGTACTTGTAGAGATCATGTGATAAGGATTAGTTTTACGCAGCGAGTGTGTCCCCATGTGCATATCAATGTCCAGTGCTTTAGCTGCTCTCTGGAGCATACGCCGCATTCCATCCACTGACATAGGCTCTGTCGGTTTCTTCCCATTCGGGAATAGCCAATCAGACATTTTGTACTGACCAAGAGTATTGAAATATAAAGTCAGTGCATCTCTGGCCTTAGTATTCAACAACACAATAGACTTCTTCCCGGTCTTTTGCTCATGGTCAAATGTCACGTGTGTTTTAAATGACCCATCTGGATTCAGAATGTCATATACATGGAGTGCTAATATATCCCCCGCCCGTCTGCACATATTCAAAGAGAACACAAAATAGGCGTAGTCCCGGATGTTATTGTTCATCCAGCCTTTACGATTCAGAAAGTAATTCTTCAGTCGTTCAATATCATCCAGCGAACGAATAGGATCAGTAGGATTGTGATTGCAATGATCACGTTCTACATAGTCCTGATCCATGATAGGAGCAGCTACCTTTTGTGTGGCTGTTGTTTTTTCTTGCATTAGCCGTCCAAGCATCTGTTCCAGTTCAGGAGAAAAGGTGATAGTCATTTCACCAGCATTGATAGCTTTTTTGCTGTTCATCGTAAAGCCCTCCATTTTGATTGATTACACCGTTATTTGCTGCGATCAAAAAACATCCCCGAAATAGGTGCTTTTCTATTATCTATTATACATGATTGCATATATAAAGTCAAGAACTTTTTTGAATATTCCGTTATTAATTTTTAGCGTATCTTTGTGATCATCGAGTTAGCCGGGATACATATTTCCCATTTTGGGAGATTTCATCGGCCCAGCTTTAGATTAAAAAATGAAATTATGCTGGCCTATTTAAATTTGCGGTTGGATACTTTGACCCCATTTTAGGAATCTTCTCCGATGACAATTCCGATGACAAAATGCGGTTTGGATGTTGAGTAGGTGTACTTTACCTTTTTGGCAAAATGAAAAAAGTTTCAAAATGTAAACTAACCCCCACGCATAGCGGGAGGGATCAGGCGGGAGGGCGTGGGCGGTTTGTCCCCATTCTGGCGGGTTTGTCCGGCATACACCAAAAACCGAACAAACAGCCAGCAGCCAGCCAGACGGCGCAACAGGGCGGACGGGGTCAGCCCGGAGGCCAGCGCAGACGATCCCGGCACATTCCCGGCATTTCTGGCGGGTTTATATGGTGCTTCGCCGTCAATCGTTTTTAAGGCCGTTTCTCGCCGTTTTGACGTTCTCCCCATATCCCAATACCAGCCAGCCCACAAAAGCCCTTGAAGCGGCCTTAAAACGCCGTATAGAGGCCAGCGCACACAATACAGCGATCCGCCCACACTGGTACAAATTGCCCATATAACGATTTAGTCAATAATGCACAAAAATATCTTTTGTTTTTTGTGCAATTTTGAAACAAATTTATTATTGACTTTTCCGTTATTATGCGTTATCATTTAATCACCGCAAGGGACAACGGCACAGCGGCAGCGGGGTTGATACCGCTTAGAGTTTATCAATCAGTAAACCTTGAGCCATACTAAAGGTGAAGGGCTGCTT